TTTATTGATAATCCATCAGAAGAATTAAAATTGGCTGCTGTTCAACAAAATGGTTCTGCTATTAAGTATATTGATAATCCATCAGAAGAAGTAAAATTGGCTGCTGTTAAACAAAATGTTTATGCTATTGAGTATATTGATAAACCATCAGAAGAAGTAAAATTAGCTGCTGTAACAAATAATGGTTATGCTATTAGATTTATTGATAAACCATCAGAAGAAGTAAAATTAGCTGCTGTTAAACGAAATGGTTCTGCTATTAAGTTTATTGATAATCCATCAGAAAAAGTAAAATTACAAGGTAAGTGGTAATATGAGACTCACAGAGTTATTTGAGACATATGGCTCCACTATGTTGTATAATACGGTAGGCCTTACAGGAATGTATGAAATGTCTAACTCTGATGTTAACATCAAAGAGCGTCGGATGCAATGTGAGCGTGATGCGCTTAATAAATTAGAAATGAGTAACATACATGAAAGAGCTGTTGCCCTTAATAAGAATCGAGAAATGACAAGCAATGGTGGTGGTGATGTTCTTAGACAGCTTGGTAGAGAAATTCAAATTGCATCAAAACAGTTTTTATAGGGCTTGACTAAATAGGTAGCATAAGGAGCTATCTATGAGTGCATCACCAGTTACAATTACACTAGAGGTGACAAGTGTTCCGTTACGTGTAAGTCCTAACCTTAATTCATCAAGTGGTGCATGGTCTGTATTTGTGTTTTACTATACTATTAGGCGTGGTTCGGCACAACAGACAGGTGAGGTTTTTATAAATGATAATGGAACTCATGTTGAAATGGATCATGAGTTTAGCATTATTGGTTCAACAGCACAGATTGATTTTAATCTACAGGTCCAGCATACGTTTGGGAAGCGTGAGTTATTATATACGCTGAACGGTACTGATAACGCATCATTTACATATTCTATTGGTAAGAGGTTTTAATGACTGATTATCGCACCATCAGTATTCGTCGCAAGCCATATTTTTATGATGAGCAAATTAAGCGATATCTCGTTCAAATAATGTCAATGTTTAGTGGATACACTGTAGAGACAGGGATTCAGCGAGATGGAAAAACCCGTGTACTAGATGTTGGTGTTCTTAATTCAACATATGACCGAATGGTATCAGAGATAATTAATGGCCAAAATCTTAATAAGGTTGGTGGACTTCCACTTATCAGTATAGAGATGAACAGTCTTAGGCAGGATGGATCACAACGTAGATATGCCCATAATACTAAAACCTATCATTATTCTGATAGAAATGTGAACATGCATGAGCGTAATCCTGAAAACCTAACGACAGAAGATGAAACTAAAAAAATAGCTGTTGATAGCTTTCAGCCTACACCCTATGAAATGGGTATATCATTACATTTATGGGCAAGCAATGAAGATCAAGCTATGCAAATATATGAACAAATATTACAACAATTTAATCCATCATTAGATTTACAATTATCCAATAGTCCTTTGGACTGGATGGGACAATGTGTTGTTAAGTTTGATGGTGACTTAAATAAAACGCGTGGTGCTATTGATATAGGTGGTGGTACTGGTGAGACACAAAACCATACATACCGTTTAGACTTTACAGTGTCACCTGTACTCATAGCCCCCCCATCACGAGTGAGATCGGCAGAATATGTTAATCAAATTAATGTTACTATGAAGCAATGGGATGAAGATGTTGCTAATTTTGATAAAATGACTAATCTTGAGCATATTGTAATTAGGGGAAGTTCGGATGACAACCAAGAATGATATTATGAAATGGTTTGATGCTGGTGTTCAGGATAATGACAAATGGATGATTGTCATTGCTGATACATTTAGTTATGAGAATTATCCATCATATTTCAAGACACGTGATGATATGATTGAAAGTCGAGATAACGCGGATGATGAAAAAATGTTACGTGTGATGGAAGTTTACGACTTGACAGCGAATAGAGATTATCAGATAAGTCTACCTATGTGCAGAGCAGATGTTGGTACAGTTTGAGTTATTGGTCTTAAAAGACTAAATAAAAATACAATATGGGGAAGTAAAGCTAGTGGCTTCTAGCAGGCTGACTGTAAATCAGCTCTTCATTGGAGTGGTTCGATTCCGCACTTCCCCACCATATTGTAATAATCTCATTTATTATTAGAAAGTTCTTTGATTTTGTACACGTCAGTAAATTTTAATTTACCCTTGAGTGTATGAATTAATATATTGCTATTACCATTTTTCAGAATGCTATGAATATTATCATATGGCAAATCTATATTTATTGGTATTTTTACTTCTGTGAATGAAAATTTCATTTTATATTATTCTGGCAGAGTACTAAGATCAACATCCCAGGCCCTTAATTCAATCCATTCATCATCAATACTAATTCCGCCATCAGGTAAAGGGTTAACTCTCATTCCGCTATTATGAAAGCCAATTATAAGATAATGACTACCACTATAATCTGATAATGGTTTGAATGTTAAGTTCATGTTACAAGGAACACTTGTAATATATCTAGGATCATAATATCTTTTCATGGTTTTACTTTTCTAAATGCTATTTTGTTTTCAGGGTCGATATATTTTTCATATATCATTGGCTCATCACTAATTTCATAATCACTAAAAGGTATTGAAACAATTTTATCAAGTAATCTTAATAGTCTTGCTTGAATAAGATCATCCTCAGTATCTTCTATAATTGCCATAAGTGGTATTTTCACAGGAATGTCAACGTAAGTCATAATTGCCCTTCAGAACGTTTTTGGCTCCTAGTCGAAGGATCGAACTTCGCAATCTCTGCTTAACAGGCAGGCCCATTCACCAGCTTGGTCACTAGGATAACTCAAAAACATGATTAATTTCTTAATCTGTAATATATTTATACATATAGGAGAAACTAAATCAACCCTCTTATGCAATTATTTTTAAGGAAATTACAATATGAGTATCACTATCACTATCACATCTGAAAACAATGACGAGATTGTTTCTATTAGTAAGGCACTTAGGGGAGCTTATCCTGATGTTGTTCCAATTATTGAGACACTTAATCCAAAGGCTCTCAAAATGAAGGCCAAGATTATCAAAAAGTCTGATAAATCGTACAAAAAGACTAAACCTAAACACAAGACATCAGAATTGACAGCACCAGAGGCTAAAAAATGGATTCAGCATGATGTTCTACCAGATGCATATAGGCCAGTCATTAAGGCATTATATACGACAGGTGGTCAGATGACTTCTGAATCATTAAGTCAAGCTGTTGGCCTTGGGCATCACAAGCTAATTGGCATCATTGGTAACATGACACAACGTGCAAAGAGTGCATTACCAGAATTTAAAAGAGGTAGCCCTTCTGTGATTAGAATGAAGGATGGCGTTGTAACCATGTCAAAGGGATTATCTACAGCTCTTGATGAATTACCTGTTGACGTTGGTCGTGATTGGTGATTATAAGAAGGTCTTCCCACTCCAATTGGAAGACAACTAGATAGGTGAAGCCCCTCCCCTTGTAACACCTATTTAGCCAAAGTCCGACACATATCATTTCTATATCAAGTGATATGTGTCGGCAACTTTATTAAAATATAGAATTAACTTCTTCTTGTCCAAGATATACTAATTGTGCAGGTGTATACAAATGCAATACATACTTAATTAGGTGTTCATCTTCGTTTCTCATTGCAGGCTGATTGATCTTACGAAGATAACCATGATAGCCGACTTGTGTCATTGCTTCTAAAAACTTTTGTTGTGACTGCTCACTATTATCAAAGAGAATATCAAATACCTGATTAAACACACCTTCATTAAGCTTTCGAGACATTATGATATTGATGAGCATATCAAAGCTCGCATACTCTTGTAACACTTTTTCAAGATTAGGTGAGGCTCTGACCACTTTGCGAACTATCTCTTCATTAGCTTCTTTTTTCTTAACAAATGTATTGACTCTTCTTAGCCCATTGAACTCATATGTTCTAATGTAACCATTACCAAGAGCTTTGTTGGTAGCTTCACCGCGAAGTGTGCTCATTCTTATAGCACCATACTCTAAATCAAACTGATCCAGTGCTGGCGTCTTGAGGACATTATCATCGATATGTCGCTTAGTTCCGTAATAGAATTTTATCATCTCTCTATTTAACCCTTAATGCTGGTGCATGTCACTAGAGCCATACCCCTAAATACAAATGACAATATTTTAGGAGCAAAAAATTAATGGCAGCACCAAATGTAAGCGTATCGGTTGTAGATCAATCAGTATTCAATGAAAACTTTCCAAGTAATGTACCTTTGTTCATTCTTGCTACAGAGTCTAATAAACCATCATATGATGGAACGGGCATTGCTCTTGGTACAACTGAGAGTCACACTTTAAGAGCTGTCACAGGCGCATCAGACGCGATTGCACTGTTAGGTAAGCCTATGTTCACTGAAAGCGCTGGTGTCCCTGTGCATGGTGATGAGGCGAATGAATATGGTGCATGGGCATTATGGCATTATCTGAAGGGTGGTTCATCATTAGCTTATTACACAAGAGCTGATATTGATATGAAACAGCTTCAGCCTTCTTCTGATGAGCCGACACGTGCTGCTGCTGATGGAACTTATTGGATTGATACTGATGCGACTATTGGTGGTTTCTATCGTCGTAATTCTGCCAATACTGCATGGGAAGATGTTACCTTTAATATGTACACTGTGACACCAACGCTCGAAACTGGTGATGATGGTGACATTGCTTTTGATTATTCTAATACTGACGGTACGGTAATGATTAAACGTGATACTGGTGGTTGGACTGATATTGGTTCTATTGATTTATCATCAACCACTATTGATGGTCGTACTGCAACGTCGGAAGACCTATGGATTTCTGATACTGCCCCATTGGGTGCTAGTGCTAATGATTATTGGTGGAAGACATCTGCTGCTAATGGTGGTTATGACCTCAAACTGTCAAGATATCGTGCATCTGATGATACATGGGTTAAAGTTACACCATTACGTTCTCTTACAGAGCCAATTACCAAAACAGCATCAACTGTTTGGGAAGATGTTAGTACTACTGTTACTAATGGTGTTAGAGTACTTAACGTTTCTAATGGTGAGACTTATGGACCATTAACATTTATTCTTGATACCAGTGCACCTACACGTGCTGCTATTGATGGCCAAATGTGGTATGATGATACTTTTACTGATTTTGCACTTTATCGTGAAGTTAATAATGAATGGTCTGAAGTTGAAACAACTACTGTGGCTAATCCTACTGCCGATCAAAAAGTTATTTCTGCATCACCTCCTATTACACCTAGCACTGGTGCAATTTGGGTAGACGTTGCAGTAGATAATTTTGATCAGTATCCAGTGATCAAAAGATATAATGGTTCAGGATGGGAAAACATCACATCATCAGTAGATATTAGCGCAACATATATTGCACCATCTGCTGTTGCTGATGGCTCATTCTGGCTAAACCTTGATGACCCTCGCACTACATGTACTGTTAAAGTGTATGATTCTGAATATCAACCCGAAGTTATTGATGATTCTACGGGTGAAAAAGCAACATATGATGAAGCATTGCATGGGCATTGGAAGCCATTTGTTGGTGCAAGATTCCTTAGACGTGCTCAAAGGTTTGCTGTTAGTCGCGCATTACAGGCAGCAATTTCTGATACGAACAATCTTGATGCTGAAGCTATTTTCTATACGCATATTGCAGCGCCTGGCTATCCTGAACTCATTGATGAAATGGTATCACTTAATACAGCCATCGAAGAACGCGCTCATATCAGTTCTGATATTCCATTCCACATGAAACCTTCAGGTATTACTAAAGGCCGTGAAATTACTGCTACAGAGTGGAAAACAAATGCAAATCTGGCATCAGAAAATGGTGTAGATGGATTTACATCCTCAACAACACCTTATGGTTCATGGTTCTACATGAATGGTCTGTCAACCAACATTGATGGTCAAACAATATTTGTACCAGCCTCAGCTAATGCTCTAAGACTATTGGCATATAATGACCAAGTAGCTGCGCCATGGTTTGCGCCAATGGGTGACCAAAGAGGTTTAGTATCAGGACTAACATCTGTTGGTTATCTTGATTATAATAATGAATTCAAAGCTGTTAACCTTAACAAAGGTCAATCGGCTATTCTTTATGATAATAATATCAACCCTGTTGTTAATCAGTATCGTGTTGGTCTTAGAAGCATGGGTAACAAAACTATGTATGGTGGCAACACAATGCTATCACGTATTAATGTTGCACGTCTTGTTAGTAAGATCAAGTATGACATCAAGGTGAATCTACGTCCATTCCTTGGTGCTCAAAATGATGCCAAGACATGGGGTCAGGTTCGTAACATAATCGATAGATACCTTGCTGGACTTATTACACAAAGAGCACTTTATGATTCTGTTTCTCGTTGTGATGAGAATACAAATACTGCGGAACGTATTACACGTAATGAATTATGGGCAGAGATTGGTATTAAACCAATTGGGGCGGTAGAATTTATCTTTGTTCCGATTACAGTATATAGTCCTGATGCTGATTTTTAATCAATCATTTCAGTAGGTTATAATATATAAAGCGGGCCATTGACATTGTTTATGGCCCGTTTATACATTCGTTATGAAAAATAAAATCAAATGTTTAATCTGTGGTGAGGAGTTTTCACAACTCACATACCAGCATCTGAAAAAGCATGATATACTACCATCTGATTACAGAATTAAATATGGCCATACTCATTCAGAAGCGCTTCGTGAAAAGATTAGTAAGAAAACCATTTCCCAAAATACTGGCCGTAAGCTATCTGATGCAACCAAGAGAAAAATCTCTAAGGCGAAAAAAGGCAAACCAGCCAAGAACAAGGGTTCAACACACACAGCGGCTACAAAGGCCATTATCTCTCAGAAGGCTCTGGAACGCCTAAAAGATAAAACATCTCACCCCATGTACGGTAAGAGCCACACAGAAGCATCTAAAAAGAAGTTATCGGATGCTCAGACTGAATATGCTACTACCAATCCTGAACAAATGTCTGATAGGGGTCGTCGTGCTTTAATCACACGTGTTAATAATGGTCATAAGCCACTTTATCAGGAAGCTTGTGAAAAGCGTACTCCTGAATCATATGTTGCAGGTGCAATAAAATCAAACAAAACAAAATCTCATAATGCGATGCTGGCAAAAATAGATGGCCTGAAATCGCTTGGGCTTGAGCTGGATGATGACTTTTATCCTGTTGCTGGTAAAGGCACATGGCGCATCAAGTGTATTAATTGTGGTATCAAGGCTTCACGTCATAGTCAGATGTTTGATCCTTATAGACAAAAGACTGAAATTTCATGCTTTGGTTTATGTATTTCGCATACCCGTTCTAGTCATGAGATCAATTTAGCTGAATATATTACCAACCTTGGTGTGCCTAATGAGATTGGTAACAGGTCTCTCATTTCACCTTTGGAGATTGACATATATATACCAGAACAGGGTATGGGTATAGAAATGTGTGGACTGTATTGGCACGGTGAAAATCATGGAAAATATGGTAAGGGCAAGGACCGAACTTATCACCGTGATAAATATCTCCGTTTAAAGGAGCAAAATAAATCTCTGATTACTATATTTGAGGATGAATGGGTCAATAAAAAGCAACTTGTGTTGTCTATGATTAAGAATCGTATCGGTAAGGGCACAGCTATTAAGATTGGCGCTCGTAAATGTTCAATTCGCATTATTAGCGCCGAAGACGCAAAACCTTTTATGGAGAATAATCATATTGGGGGATATAGTCGCTCAAAATTAAAATATGGATTATTCTATGGTGATAACTTAATTAGTGTGATGACGTTTAGTAAGGGTGAGGTGTCACGTAAAAATACAGACACATGGGAAATATCCCGTTTTGCTACTAAGCAGGGATGGAACGTTCAAGGTGGCGCATCAAAATTATTTAACGCTTTCATTAAGGATGAGAAACCTGCACATGTTATTTCGTATGCTGACCTTAGATGGGGGGAGGGGAATGTTTATTCACATTTGGGTTTCACTCGTCTTGATGACACTGTGCCAAATTATTGGTATTATCCTATTAATTGTTATCCTCTCAAGCGCCATCATCGTTATACACTGCGTAAAAACAGTGATGATGATCCTAATATGACAGAGTGGGAGAATAGACAATTACAAGGATGGAATAGAATATGGGATTGTGGTAATGCAAAATGGGAATGGTGTGCCTAATCATTCTTCTTCAATATGCCTTAATACCCTCGCCATCTCTCTCATATCGTCCAGATTTCGCACAGAACTTTGAATAGTATGAGCACCGTCTAACGTGCTAACAAGGACTGCCATAATATGATTATGCTCATCATCAACAGTAGGCAGGGTGATAACATAGACAAGACTACCTCTAGCGGTTTTATCATAATCATATGAAATGACATAGTATGTTTCGTGATGTGTAGAACCAACTTTGTTTAACGGTAGTGTAGAAACATGTAGTTTTGTATCATCATTATGATTTTCTTCAATCCACTCGTGGTCACTATCATTATTAATTAAAACAACCTTTGAATAAATGGTATTATAGTTATTAGTTAGAAGCTCAATAAGACCTTTGCAATAGTCATAGCTATGTAAGAAATATTTTGGTTTCTTTTTATACATATCCTTGAGTACTACATGATCTAATATAGTACGTGAACCAGAATAATATTTATTTAATTTTTCAAACGCAAGTTCCAGCTTACGATCAGGCACTAGCCCCATATTGATAATTGTTATCATCATGGCGTTATGGATAGCACCTTCTAATTCATCGAATGAAAAATCATATGGGTGAGGCAGAATGAGTTGTTGTGTCATATAATAAAATATATACCAAAGTTGCTAATCATGATTGACGTATTGACATATTAATGTATGAAATTGATAATATGAAGAAATGGTGATGTCAACATTTAGTTAGGAAGTACTGAACATGAGATTTGTTCGGAATTATGTAGCAAATTCCACTAAAGATTTTTCACAAATCGCCCCTTCGATTTGATACAATCGTCGGTATGCCAGATGATCTGGAGATACCAGACCCTAACAATAATGCATAAGTACCTTTATTCTCTTCAATTGAAAATGCCACCTGTGTCACAGGGTCTATTTTAAAAACATCCATCATGTAACTTTCTACTGATTCCCACAACAAAGGGCAAATTCTGAAATGAATAATTTTTATTGAGAGCAATATAATTTAGTATCACCATACCTCGTGTTCCGTAGTGTATCTGACTAAATACAATTATGAAGAAACAAGACAAACCGTTCTCACTGGGCATTCTGCGAAAGACGTACCCAATTCGATATCGCCTCTTTAGGATGGCTTCAAAAATATTGCATATGCCGTATAGTGATGAGCTGGGATCACTTGGCCCAGAGCGAAACCTTCATGGCCACTTCCGCAGACGACAACAGTCGTAATAAGCGTCACTCAATAGCTCTACAGCTTTAGAAAAATCGCCTTCATGCTTTTTCGCATGTGCCTCAATTAGCTTGCGACCAGCATAGCGTAATTCAGAAATGGAAGTTAAGACCACAGTCGCATTGACCTGCTCAGCTAACTTAATTGTTTTTTCTGCTTTATTCCACTGACCGCAAACTTTATTGTAGGCGACATTGTAGTCGCTTTCGTTTGCCAACTTATTCTCCTAATAGGCTATTGAAATCTAATCATCTTCTTTGATAGAGATTTCATATCCTTGTCGGCCCGCTTGGAATGAAGGTCAAGATCATTACGGCTCATAATATGGCCATTTTTTAATCTAACATTCCCGCGTACTTGACGTTTTAGGATATCAAGTTCAGCTTTCTTGTTCGCAGCATCGTAATCGCTGACGTTCCACCAATTTATAAAAGTTAATATATTCTTAATCATATCTTTAATCCGACTCGCTAGCTCGGCGCTTACAGTGTGCATCGCATTGAGTCAACATGTTCTCCCTGTGTTGCTATGAAGTTAACCAAATAGGGGAATGCATCAACACATATTACTGATTTATATGGGATATTAACCCGATGTGTTGTAAACATTGACATATCAACGTTAACCTTTTTCTCCTTTTGTCAAAAATTAATGTATAGGTGCTTCTTTTGTTCCATTTAAGGCAAAAAGTAGTGTTTCGTTACATTCGTGCAAATAGACGAAATTCACCTGACCTAATCTAAAATCGTCGCCTCCAATTATCAGGCTTAGGCCTACCCTCATGTCAGCAATGCAATTAGATCATCACCAGTATCAGCATTAACAAATCAGGTTACATTAGGTGCTGCTACAGCCATGATGGCTTGTGCCGATAAGCTTGGTAATCCAACACAGGCATCGTCCAGAAAGCAAGTTGGTGAGTATTGTAGAGGCGAACAACTCTTTTGCATTCACGCTCCTAAGCCGGGTCATATGGCAGCTTATGACGGCTTTACACGTGTTGATGAGTATATACCGCTACCCTGTGAAGGTGATCCCTACGTGCTTGGATGCAGGGTGCTACGTGACCCTAAGACACAGACATTCTTTCAGGCTAACGAACTGGGATGCTGAAGATATATGTAAAATCTATTTCTCTACTAAATAATATGAAGGAGAAATAAATTGAAATATATGACTTGGACAAATTGGCTATGGCATTGGTTAACAGAAAAAACTTGGCCTACAGGGAAATATCCACCAGAAACGTCACACAAGTACTATCCATACTTTAATGATGGCTGGCACAGGATATTTAGAGAAATGGATGTCCAGACATCAAAGGAATATATAGAGTATCGTGAGAGCCGAAGGAAATTACTCATGCTCATTAACACAGGTGATCATACTTAATTGCTCTCTACGGAAGATAACGATTTGAGTTGGCTTTAAATTCAGATATCGCCATGTGGATTGCTTGTCATAGTTTATTGATTGAAAAACTATAAAAATGTGAAAATTTTCCTATAAAGGTTAACGACTTTCTCGTCTCTTTGTGCCTAATATGGTTGTTAGCATCTTCAGGGGGACATCATGATTAAGATCGTAGCAGCAGTAATTCTTGCGAGCAGCTTAGCCTTACCAGCACTTGCTCATGGTGGCGGTTTAAAATCAGATGGTTGTCATAATAACAGGAAAACAGGCGGTTATCATTGCCATAGGCCTCAAACCAAGAAGGTTACGCCTCTTAGAAATACTACCGTTCAGCGAAATTCTCTGAATGCTGATGATCGTACAAAAGCTAGAACAACGGCATTCAGAAATTGTGATGCGGCACGTGCGGCTGGTGCTGCGCCTGTTTATAGAGGTGAAGCTGGATATGGCAGACACCTAGACCGTGATAATGACGGTATCGGTTGCGAGTAGCAAAAACACATATGGCGATTTCAAAAATTAAATTACTAGAATTTGCTACATATTAGTAAGCAATTCTTCTCGTGTGAGTTTGAAATCGCTTTCTACCCATTGATGTTCTAATAGTTTTAGAACGACGCGAATACCCTCACCAGAGTAACCTGCCTCTAATGCATCATGGCCATCAATTGGAAACTTGGGCTTGGTCCAATCATTACAAAATGATATAGAGTTTTGTAATTTATCCTTATCTGCATCAATGTTCTGAGAATAATCAATTACCATTGAATCAATTGTTGATTGAACACCATGATAATATAAAGACTTAACAAAATCTTTCTGATTGGTATCACACTTTGTATCATTTTATGCCCATGCCAACATGCGGTTCTTCTCCGCATTCGACATTTTAAAATTTCGCACAAGTTTATTGATATTATATTTGTCACCTTTTGGTACAAAGCATAAAAACATCAACATATAGTCATCATACATAACCTTCATATCTGTAAAAAGACTTACACCAAAACCCAATTCCCCATAAGCAGGTGGAATTATATCTAACCTTATCATATATTCAAACATGCTTGGAGATATGACAAGTATCTTCTTCATTTCATCCCACACGCGCTCGACGGACAAAAGTTTAATATTATTCTTATGTCGTCTACATGCAGAGTCTGCCATATGATTGCTAATATATATTGAATATTTGGCACTAAATCTATAGAAGCGTAATATTCTAAGATAATCCTCTTTGATACGTTCATCAGGATTACCGACAAATTTTACTAGTCTCTTGCGGCAATGCTCAACACCTATTTTTAATGGATCATGCACGGTTCCGTCCGCTGATGCATATAGTGCGTTCATCGTAAAATCACGACGTTTAGCATCCTTAATCCATTTTGTTGTGAACTTTACCTTAGCCCTACGGCCATCTGTTTCAGTATCACAACGTAATGTTGTAATCTCAAATTCACATCCATGGAATACAGCAGTTACTGTACCATGCCCAATACCAGTTGGATGAATGGAAACACCAATACGTTCAAGACGCTTCTTGACTATGTTCGGTGTGAGTTTAGTGGCAATGTCAATATCATGGCATTCAATATCAAGAATAGCATCACGAACACATCCACCAACAAATCTGGCATCATCACGCTTACGTGTGTTCAATGCTTTCATGATTGTTTGAACTTCAGGAGTATGTAACCAACTAGGTGAAATCTTCATAACTTTGCCTATCATAATTTGATAGTAACTATACGCCTTGGTTGTATGCTGTCAAGTATATAAAATGGAGCGCCCCAAATAGTATTCCCCTGTACATGTGGGAATACTATTTCTTAAACCCTTTTTCATCGCTATGATCATTCGCATATGAACTAGGCTTTGTCTCTTCGGTTCCACCTCTGGCGACAGGCGCTCCTAAAATCTTAAATAATGTTATAAAAATATTTGTCAAGCATAAATATAAATTGAAGAGTATATCGTGATACACCCAATTAGGACTATTCAGATGCCCACCGAGGTCAGCCATCGGCCTCCACATCATTATGGAAGTATTTTCATTTCGCCCCATGTCTGGATGGGAGTCAAAATAATGCCAGAGGCTTTATCTAGTACAAAAAGTCAAACATTAAATTGTAAAGAATTGGCACGGGTGGTAGGATTCGAACCCACGGTGTCTATTTCAGACATGGTTTTGGAGACCATTGCAATCGACCACTCTGCCACACCCGTGCATTAACTTTATTTAGTCATAATAATATAGTTGTGATTGCCAAGTAAATTATTTGATATCATATCCCGCATTTAGTAGGTGTGGCTTCATAACAGGTAGCCAATTAGCCTTAATGTAATTTATTGCTTTCTGAATGTCTTGCTCATTACCGTAAATTGGTTTGTCATCATTATCTCCCATAATGTCCCATATTGATGAAATTTCATACTCTGATGGGTAATCATAAATATCGAAGTTTTCTCCCATTTGTTTTAATGTTTGTATACCTCTAATATCAATATATGTATCATTAGGCATACAAACGGCAACATGAGTTACTGCAAAGTCAAACCCTTCCCATTCCTCTACATCATCAGGATCAGAAATTACACATAATGTTGTGTGAATACCAAATGAATTAAACATTCTATGGAGGGCTTCTGCAAATGCTCCACATTCACCTTCAGAATAATATTCTATATCATCATCAGAAATTATTTCATTCTCATAAATGATTTTATTGATACTTTCTCTTATGATATCCATTTTATTTCCTTTGCATTAACTTTATTTAGTTATAATAATATAGTTGTGATTGTCAAGTAAATTATTTCATTCTCATAAATGATTTTATTGATACTTTCTCTTATGATATCCATTTTATTTCCTTTTTACTCTTGTATTTATGTGACTTAAGAGTAAATAGAATCACTGAACCATGGGGGCATAGCTGTGGGCAGCCGACGATCCTTGCACGATTGTTGTGAAATGAAGAGTTCGATTCTCTCATGCTCCACCACTCACCATTGACAATTCAACATAAACAGTTATAGATTGTAAAAAAAGGTGAACTAACATGAGTAATATAATCCCTAACACGGGGTGCCCATCGTCCTGAGAACCTAATTATTACAATGATTTAGCTGCCCGCAAAGAACACTGCCGTAACAGGGTCAATGCTCTTAAAAAAGGGGACAGCGAAATTGATCAGCAAACGTACTTTCGTCAAATGGTGTTCAATGACTTCGATTGGATTGCGGATGAACGCACTTTAGGAAAAGAGCTTACAACTGTTCCATTCCAACTAGTGATTGATGGTTTGGACTATGGGGTTAAACAACTTACCGTTACGCACGATACCCGCACACATACTGCGAGCTATAAGCAAAAGCAGCCGATGAGTGCCATAAGGTGGGGGGGAATCAAGGGCGTTGGTTGCCAAAGAAGACTACTTGAATAAGACTATGCGCTTATACAAAGACCCTGATGAGCCTAGTGTCTTCATCCTTGCCATCAACTAAGGCGCATCAACTCGTTGTCTGCGTTTTCTCAAACGGTCCCAAGCAGTAAGAAGCTCTAATCTATCCGAAACACTAACTCCTAGTGGTTCAAGAACTTTGTCGCCCTGCATTTCCAGCATTACCTCTGTGTCTAGAACCCTAATATCTGAATCGAGTTTCACTAGATCAGGATTGAGTTTAGCCATATCGGGCAGTCTTAACTTTCGTATTTCAGAGGGAACCAGCTCTAGGACACCACCGCCATAATGTCGGCCCTCCAATTCGGCGCTAAGGGCCGTCAATGGATTATGAAACCCATAGACGAGTTTATCGCTACTAATGCTTCGTGGCTTAACTCTGTATGCTGTGTCGGTTGTGTACGCCTTCATCTCATTATAAATAAGACGCGGCGTATTGTGCGCACGTTTAAGCATACCGATAGGAGCAGAATAGACTGATGGAACTGTATACCAATTTTCTCTAATGCGACATTTGTAGCGCTTATGCAAATCATCGCTCTCACCTAGCTCTATATATTTCTTCGCTACAGGATGCGTCTCTACTGCGTCATCTTCAAACCAAATAAAGTTAGTCGGCTTGCCATGCTGGGCATTATGAAGATGTTGTTTTTCGTTATATAAAATGCCTGGGCAATGATCACTTCTACCAAACATTGGGTGTGCCCAATTTGAAAGTTCATATTTTTCGACAGTTTCATCTGAAACTAAGAAAAATTTATTCGCTCCTGTGACAATGCCAACTGCAACCTCAGCTGCATCATTAAATCGACAAAAATTAGGGTCATCATCTAGTGCATCTAGTAGCCCCATTGCACTTTTTCCAAGAAGTGCATTTGTCCATTTGCCAGAAATGGTCTTACCATTAATAGCTGCACCAGATTGGAACATCGTCTCTGGGTCTTCATTAAGAAACTGGCGACCAACTACGGAGCGTATGGCGAGGCCTTCTCTGTATTCACCTTCATGAGCTTTTTCAGCCATGAGAATTACAGCACCTTGGAGGGTATCTTCAAACCAAAGTTCTTGCGGGTCAATTATAACTAATCTTTTGCATTCAGAGCCAAGGAAGGTTCTCAAAGATTGGGCATGCATGACGTGAATGATTTCCGATGGCACAACCATGCCAAGCCTTCCGCCCGGCTTTAAAAGAGCAATAGATGCGAGTATGAACGGAACCCAAGCATTAGTATGCTTTGTAAATCTACAGCCAAGCGCATTAAATATTCTCTCAGAATGCTCCTGAAAGTTTTCTGGAAGAAATTGATAGCGAATAAATGGTGGGTTTCCTATCACTGCATCAAATGACTCTTGACGCGATAAAACTTTAGAAAGACTCCACTCTAAGAAATCTATGTCCTTCACTTCGGTTTTTTTAAACGAACCAAGCTTAGACTTATCTAGTGCTTTAGAGGCTTCTAGCGGATCGATTTCAAAAGCCGATAGAGAAACACCATCAGAGTACGGTGCGATGGCCTTTATAAAAGCACCATCGCCACAACTTGGCTCAAGAATTTTGGATGGATTTTTCTTAGAGACCCATTTGGCAATATAGGATGCTATATCACTAGGAGTGTAATAACCTCCACGGAGCTTTTGAAGGGTCTGATTTTCTTTAAAGTCCATTATAGCGCTACCACCTGACAAGGACGAACTTGAATGAAAGTCTCTAAGGCGATACTATTCCACATTTGTGCAAATGTGCAAATCATTTTATGAGCACTTGTAATTCTCATTTTATAATTATCACCAGATTTATCATCATCATCATCAGGAAATCCCTTGTACATAGTGACTGTTATAAGTTCACCAACATTAAACTTGTTGGTGAATGTTTCTTCATGTGTGACAAATGCACTATTACAAACAAATTCGGGCTGACTATCTGGGATGATAATATGTTTGTGGGCATTTTTATCGGTAATATCTGACATTAGATTTTCTTTCCACCATCTTTCTTACGATTTTCAATTTTATGATCCGCGCGGTTTGCATTATATTCTAGTTTTTCAAAAAGTGCACCAACAAGGTCATGACCGTGACCAGCACAATAATCAAAAATACGAATGACTGCATCAGCCATTTCAACTTCCTCCATATTACGGTGTGGAAGCTTATCATCCATAATTCCTTTACGAACACCTTCCATGGCTTCTGATACTTCTGTGTGGATGAGAGCAATCATTTCACCTTTGTTGCGTTCTAGTGGTTCGCCTGTCTCTAGGTTTGTCCACCATCCACCTTTTACCGATGCATTATGACATTTATCCACTGTTCCCTGAAGGCCTTCTTTCATTTCTTTTTCACTGACTGACATAAACAATTTTCCTTATATATGATTATAATGATAAATGTATGACAATCAGTGAGAACGAATCTATCAAAATAGCAGTGATAGGGGAATTGACTATGCTATTAATCTGCTCTACATATCATATTGTAACATAAGGTAAAAATATCATGACTGCTGATATCACACGTCATAAGCTTATGGCGACTATTTTTGAAAACGGAACAGTCATGTTCTATGATGGTAATGAGCGCCAGACTATAAAAGTATTATTGATTGATTATGGTAATGATTGGATAGCTTTCAAAGTTCCAGGTCAAACACACTGGTGTAATGATACAAATCAAGTGGCGTATAGAGCAGCAACCGTTGTATTTGTTAATCATTGTAAATTCGTATCATCAGATATTACGGAAGATAATATTGCGATACTCAGTAGACCCATGAAAAAACTTCATAAATCAGAACCTTTTGAGAAAAAGATTGATGTTTATGAGACCCAAAATACTGATGCATCATATGAAGTGAAATATGGTATTAAAGAAGCTGATGCGAAAGAAGTAGTTTCCAAATTGCTTGCTTTCCTAGATAGCGAGTAAGAATAACAGCATTGGTATCATGATGGTATGATAAAAGGAGTAAATATTCTCGTTAGGAATACGAGAATATGGATGTTTATGTGTATGTGATTGGTCCTCAAGATCATGGGCCAGTTAAAATTGGTTATAGTAAGAATGTGGAAGCTAGGCTTAGGCAGCTTCAAACAGGTCACCCTGAACCCTTAATGATACATGCTAAAGAGGGATTCACAACTAAAATGGGTAAAGCTGTAGAACGTAAGTTTTTGCGCGAGATGAACTATCAAAAAGCAGAAGGTGAATGGATAAATGTATCACCTTCTGATGCTGTTAGACATTTGGAATGGTACGCTATCAGATATTCAGAAGAACCAGACCATATGGCGAAATATATCTAAATGAGCTTCATACGATTGAATAAACGTTTAACCATACTAATTTTTTGATTATCATTATACTCATCTGTACTTAAAGCGAAAATCTGTTGATACATCGTTTCTGCCGCTTCACGTGTCTTACATGGCAAAGTTTGTGTAAGTTTATCAGAGTCGAACAAACTAATTTCAATACCGTGTTCATTCTTCTCATCATTACTGTATATGGTGACCTTAGATATGACAGGTAGAACCACCATATGGTCATCCATTGTTTCATTTTCTGTGATTCTTTTTAAATCTTTACGAAGGGTACTCATGTGAGGAGTTTTCATACTTTTTGCCTTATCTATTTGCTAATTGTATTTATATATGAGATAGTAATAGCAAGCTAACAAAACGTTAACGTGAAGGCATTATAGTATGAGTAAACCAGACAAAAATGGAAATGTTACAGAAATTGTCATCAGCAAAGATGTGACAGTGGTTGTCCATGATGACGCGCTTGAGCCTCATGAGTATTTTCAGGCTATTAAATCTACAAGCGCCAATATGGATCATGAGATATTTGATACACAATTGGATTATATTGCTAAACAGATTACAAATGCCAAACGAGTTGGCCAGAAGAATTTTGTGAATTGGCTTACCTTTGTCAAACGCTCATTACTGCGCGAGAGTATGCTTATGTCATTGGGGATTAGTCAATATGTTCACCGTGATGCACTTGTGAAACTCATTAAGTATGTTGAACCAAAGGGTTCAGTTAAGATTATTGAATTGGCACGTTATCCTAGAGTTATTCCTGATAACATCATTGAGCGTCTTGAGACCATTAAATCATTGGAATTGTTTGATGATTATATTGTGGTGTTCACTGACCTTACTGATAATACATATAGAACAAAAGAAGAATTAGAATTTGTTCGTAATAATACTGATCCTATTGTGTTTGGAATATTCAAAGAAGATGAAACTTCTGAACAATATGAGAGACTATATCTCATCGCTGATTGGGAAGATGAAACATGCAATTTGAAGTTTAATGATATGATTAAACACTTCACCACAATCAAAAAGATTAATACAAACCCCACAGGGACACTTTATCCAGAAACAATATCCATGACACCTAAATTAATGGTACGAAAACATAAGTTATCATTTACAAGGCTTATGAGAAAGATTTGGCCATGGTCGAAGATATAGATGGAACCATTGATCTTACTATTGAGGCATTGTTTGCAAGAGATAGTAATATTCAGTTAGTATTAAATCATCATAGAACCGCTCTCAATCAGAAGTATGACTTTGATGACAGTTCTTTCTTCACCGCAAATGAAAGGCATAAACTATTCAGGTCTAAAAATCCGTTTATGGTTGCGATGTTGTCATCAATGCAAGCAAGTATAGCAACCATAAACTCCCTTCATGATGATAAGGATTATCATGAAATGGCCACGATGCTAAGTCGGATATTCAATGACCATGAACTTTCAAATGAGGTTGATCCTTATAGGGTTGTGATGGTTGGTGGAAATGGTTGTGATGTTTGTGGTACTATTATAGATGCTTTGAATAGAACTAAGTCGGCAATTGGATTATGCAAAAGTTGTGACGACTTTTATTATAAGGAGAAATCGGAATGGGATATGCTAACTGTGGCAAAGACAGTCAAGATAGGCCAATTGGATATACTGTAGAAGCAGTATGTGACCATGAAGGCTGTGATGAGGTCATTGATAGAGGTCTAAGTTATGCTTGTGGAGGAGACCATGACTTTTCTACTAATACTGACCACCCTATGGGAGAATCGTTATCCTGTGACAAATACTTTTGTGGTCAACATCTTTATATGATGCTTGTCCCATATTCATTAGACCGTAAAGAACCCCATTTAGCTACTCTATGCTCATCATGTGTTAAAGAGACAGAAGATATGATGTCGGAGTCTCCATTAGATTGGATACCTGCTTCATATGATAATTGATTATGATAAAACACTTTACAGCGCTTTCAATATATAATATCCGTAATTTGACTTAAAAAAGGAAACGTTATGTCAAAACCAATTATCACTGCCGAAGTTGAGACTGTCACACCAGAAATGGCTAAACAGTACCTAGAGACCAATGTCAAAAATCGTAGAGTTGTTAAGAGCAATGTTCTATATTTTGTGGATGCTCTAAAAGAGGGCCATTTTTTAAATACTGGTCAAGGTATCATTTTTGATAATGAATCACAACTCCGTGATGGTCAACATCGCCTAATGGCTATTGTTGAAACATCTATTCCTGCTGATATGCTTGTCATTAGAGGTGTTGAAAAGAATGTGTTCAAGGTTCTTGACAGTGGTGTTAAGCGAACTGTCGGTCAAAATCTTGGAATGGTTGGTACTAAGAACGCCAATATTGTTGCTGCTACAGCGCGCGCTGTTATCGCATATGATAAAAATCATAGTTTCTCACGTAAGGCTGATAGTTTCGCCGTATTTGATCTTGCCGAAAAGCACCCAATGATGTCAGAACTTGGTACAATTACTAATGCTGCATCAAAGGAAACTGGTCTATCACCATCAATGCTTTCAACCATTGGGTTCTTAGCATCACGTAATGGCTCTACAGAGCGGTTTGCAGAGTTCTGTGCTAAGATTGCCACTGGTGTTGGTATTCAGTCTGGTGACCCTCGTTTGGCGCTCCGTAGTCTTTCTATGAAGCGTAAGCAACGCGAGCAATGGACCCAAGAGTATACATTTTCAGTGATTGCCCAAGCATGGAATGCTTATATCGGTTGTTCTCCTACAAAGCGTATTCATGCTAAACGCTCTGATAACAATTCTTATAAGCGTCCTGAAGTTATCTTGGCAACCGACCCATTATACCAAGCTGACCCAGAAGTATTCTTTGCTTCTCCACGGTAGTCTCTATAACTGATGCATAAAATTAAAAGAGCTTGATAATTATTATCAAGCTCTTTTTTATTTGGTAGTTCGTATAGGAATTGAACCTAAAATCTTCTCCATGTCGAGGAGATGCTTTGACCACTAAGCTAACGAACCATTATATTAACTTTTATTTATCGCAAGCGCGAAAGGCTGCATCTTTTGATTCGAGCAGCTTTCTTAAGGCAACTGTGCGTTCTGGTGTTCTTGGTACTGATTTAATAATCATATCAGCCAATAATGCGTAATATGATGCTATATCATTTAACTCTTCATTTATGTCATCAAATAAAAAGTATTTCAATATGTAATCAGTTTTGAGTTCTTCTTCTGTAAAAATCATATCATTGTCCATGTTATTATCCTTATAATATTCTGTGTAAGAATATTTAGTCTTTTAATGATGACTATTAGAACTGATTTTGTGTCTGAACCATAAATACTAGTACAGACTAGAGAGGAAATAAAATTGGCTGTAAATTCATTTATCAATTTTGGTATCCCTGGCGTTGATGGCGCTCGTACACCAAGATTACAACCTATACTTACTGACCGTTTCAGAGTTGTGTTTTATAACTTTGGCAACCCTGGTGATACTGCGCCTTATGATTTAACTCGTGCGGTGAAGTCAATCGGTGAGCCTAGTTCACAATTTGGTACATGGCAGGCATGGGCATACATGTCTCAACACAAGGGTATCACACGTCCTGAATGGCAGGATACAACATTACGTCTATTTGATGATATTGATAATGAGGCTCGTATTCGTGTTCAACAGCAGTTGAGTAAACAGTATAACTTCTTTGATCAGACTGGTTCGAGAGCTGGTGAAAACTACATGTTTGAGATGGATATTGATATTCTATCTGGTGGTGCTTCTGCTGGTAATGCTGCTGCTGATCCTGTTATTCTACGCAAATGGTGTGTTGTCGGTTGTTCATTAACATCTGATGACCCAGGCGAACTAACATATGATGACTCTAATCCAAAAGAGACATCAGTAAACATTCAATTCAATAATGCTATTTGTTATGATGGTGAAGGCCGTATTATGGGGTCATTCGATCATGGTCCAGAACATGATGCACGTAGCGGACTATCAAGTCTTGGTGTTGGTGGAGCTGCTGTTACAGCATAATAATAAGAGGAACATATGGCTTTAATTCCTCGTGGTGGACGGTTACCCGATAGGTTATCTCAAGATAGACCTAATCGGGTTCCCAATCATTCTAGTCTTTATAATTCCACCTCAAAATTTATGGGTGCTAATTCGGGTGATGAGATTGCAATTTCGCAGCCTCGTCACTCACATCTGTTCTTTATTGTCATAAATTTTAATCCTGATGCGCTTATAGGAAATCTCCAAGAAGCTGTAACGAACGGTAGATTACATGTTCTTACTAAATCTATGGATAAGCCATCAATATCATACACAACTGAAAAACTAAATTCATATAATCGAAAACACATCATCAAAACGAAGATGGAATATAATCCTATTACACTTACGTTTAGAGATGATAGCACATCATATATCCAAGGCCTATTAGAAGCATATCATACACATTATCATCATGCTCCCTTAAGCTTTAGGGGTAGTGATGCTAACTATGGGTCAGACTTCAGACAATTGCTAAATAATGATAGTATACCATCACTAGGTCTTCGTATCCCAATCGGAAAATTTATTGATAGTATTGAACTGTATGACCTTGGCACAGAACCATCTAGCACAAATATCTACAAAATTTTTAATCCACAAGTTAGTGACTTCTCATTATCGACGATGGATAATGAGACCGATGACATTCAAGAGGCAACCCTCACATTAGAATATGAACACCTCATAAGAGACATTGGTGTTAATTGGTCTATTGATACTGACCTAATTAATGATTTACCAGTATTATATCAAGATAGACTATATGCTGTTAGTACTGATGCCAATACGGGTGCAAGTTCTGGTGGTAGTCTTATACATGAGGATAAGGCTGGAACATGGTCAAATAGTGGCAAGTTAACAGAAGAAATTAACCTATGGTTGGATAATCTTCAACAACAGCAAAGCAATGGTAATCCTAATTTTGTCATTGATCAGGACACATTACAATATAATATATTGCAAAATACTGCTAGAATTAATGCTAGAATAGAACAATATAATAATACTGTTATGGATGGGCTATCTATTATTGGTGTTACTGCTCGTGACCTTGTTGTCGCCTTTCAGAAGAGTATACAGGGTGGCAAAATTAATATTGAAGACTTGCAACAAAATTTATTTAATGCGGCAGTAAAAGGTTCACCAATACAATCAGTACGTGAAGCGGTCAAGATTGCTAAACAAGTCAAGCAGGCTATTGAGCAAGGCCGATTTATAGATGTTGCATTACTTGTTGAAGAAGGTGTTAATCTTGTTTCACGAGAAGTATCACGTCTTACAAATGATGGCCTTAGTGCTGAAGATAACATTAGTAGACCATCACCACGTACTGGCTCATGGTTAGGTGACAATAACAATCCGATTGTGGAGCGTATTGCAGGAGGTAAATGGTTTGGCTAGTAGATATACAAATAGAAAACGAAACCAAGCGCCACAAGTAAAATATACTTGTCGTAATCCACAAAAGTATAAAGGTGAACATCCAATCACTTTAAGGTCAAGGTGGGAAGTATCATTTGCACAGTTTTGTGATTTGAATCCTGATGTATTAGAATGGGCATCAGAACCTGTGCAAATACCTTATCCTGATCCAACTCGTAGACTAGCTAATGGTCGGCCAAGACCATCTATGTATGTCCCTGACTTTCTCATGCGTATCAAAAAGAATAAGCGTGTAAATGGTCGTACTATTCATGTGATTGAAACATTACTAATTGAGATTAAACCATCACATGAGACTTATATAACGGAAGCTCGTAACAAGCGTGACATGGAAGCCATTCAGAAAAATCACGGTAAGTGGAGAATGGCACAAAGCTGGTGTAAACGTAGAGGTATAGGCTTTAGAATATTAACTGAAAAAGACTTATTTGGCTCATTTGGCCAACGACGTAACAAACCTAAACGTCCATCAAGGCCTGTTCATCCATCTAGTAAGATTGGTGTTAAAGGAAAGGCTAGGAAAAAATGACCAAAGATATGGATGACATAATAGTTGAGACTATTAGTAATAAGGTTGCTAATATCGGTAGTCTCACATCACACGCATTTAGAGCCTTTACAAAAGTCCATACTGACATAGCGAGTGATTATGGTAATCTGGCCAAACCATTATCACAGGCTATGAAAGATTTCTTCAGTCGTGATGTTAAGGCTATACCAAAGATTAGAGATATTATTCATACAGGGTTCAAATCTCATCATGAGTTATTAAGTAAACCTGATAAAACACCAGAAGAGAAGACAGAAGCATTTAGGCTTATTATTCAAATCTTTAAAGAAGCGGTTGAGGGTACAGCATTTCTTGCCATCTTTGCGGCTCCTATTCCATTTTCAGGTGTCTTTGCTTGTATGATACTTCATATTATCGTTCAACATTTATCATTTGGTACAATTAGCCTCATTCCAAAAGGTATTCGTAATACTGTGTTATTGTATAGTAAAGAAGCACCCAAATTATTACCAGAGAGTTTGACTGAGTGCTCATAACACAAGATATGGTGCTTATCGCCTAAATATAGGTATGAAAGCTATTGCAAACTCTTTAGGTATGTCTGAAGACACGATTGATGAAATGAACGCATCAATTGCACCTTCACATGATACTGTTCCGACTAATAATGAAAATATCACTGCTGATGTTGAGATAGAACTTGATACACGCTCTATTTTACAAGAGACTGATTTAGACCTTAATGATGTGGCCAAATCGGCTATGACATTGGCGATGCAAATTCAAGATAAGCTATTTGATTATGACCCTAAGTTTCAGGGTGATATGGCTGAACGTGTGTCACAACTTTTTTCGACGGCTAGTTCTGCGATGAAGCAGCGTCAGTCTTCTGCTCAAAATGAAAAGAAAATAGCGATTGATAAAATGAAGGCTCTTAATGCTGCCAATAAGGGCAATATTAATAATACACAAAATAATTTCTTTGTAGGTGATCGTAATGAAGTTCTTAAACAGTTACGTGAAGTTAGAGAAAGAATAAATAATAGCAAGAATGATGATAACGGAGACATTATAGATGCAGAATTATAAAGCACCTAAGCTACATGAACTATTTGAGTTAGAAGATGAAGAGTATGAAGTGTTCATTGCTTCTCCACATAATCTATTTCATGAGGAAACTAAGGCTAAAGTAGAATTAGCACTTATGAGATATGACCTTAGATCATTAGAGCATGATAGACGTGCGCCTATGGCAGAAGTATCAGAGCTATTCCCACATCTTCAAATGGTTCCTGTATACTATCTTAAGGCTGTTCTTGGAACATTACCACCACAAGGTATGGATGGATTAGCACACGAAGTCGCATCACAGCTTAGTAAAGATAATCGAAATATTCAAGTCTATCAAGAAGGCGCTGAAGAAGATTGTCAAGATGAATGTGATGAAGGCAATGTCTCATTTATGGAGTTTGATATTGGTGACCATCCTGATGAAGAGCACATGAAAGATACTGATGCGAGTAGCTTAGTTGGTCAAGACCGTATTTCTAATCTATTTGATTATATGAAACGTCAGAAAGATAGTGAGCTTGGTAATGCTACAGAGAACCGTTTCTGTGTATCACACAATGTATTGAAAGAAATGACCAATAAATCTTTTCTTAAGGGTTTGTATATCATCAGAAACCAATCTGGTAATGCTATCATTGAAGGTCGAGTTGATGTTAGACCAGATGGTATTGATTATATTGATAATGCAGATGATGCAAAAGCGCTTTTAAAAGAAGATACACCACAATCAATGTTACAATCATTAGAAAATACAGAGTATGAAACATTTGTTATTAAAGCTATTGTTTCTGCTGCTAATGATACAGGTATCACAATTTATGATAAAGGTAGAGACAGACCATTTCCAGCTATCTCTGTAGAAGAAGATCATTCTGCTGTTGAGGTAACATTTGAGTTTGGTGAAGTGATGTTAAAAAGTCTTGCATCATTCTTACGGGTGATTGGAACAGCACGGTCTGAAAAGCATGGCATCACTGTTAATGACCCTGAAATAAGTACCACCACATTTTATGGTGGTTCACGATTAGTTCTGAAGTTTAATCTGTTTTAATCTATTGACTGACTATCATATTATCTTATAAGTTGAGTAAATTCTCACGTATAGGGTAATATGATATGACTAATAAATCTGATAATACCAATGAAATTAATGATATTAGCTTCATGGTGTTCAATGCGACAGAAATGACAGGTAATGGGGTCAGCCGCGCCCAAATAAGTTATATTTGCCGTTTCCACGCAGCTAACCTTGTTACCGCAACTGAAAAGTTAATTGATTATCCTTGGTGTGATAGCGCTCAGACTTATCTTATCAAAGAGCATCATGGTGATGGTGTTTATATTCCACATTTTTTTCACGGTGCGCCACCTATTGAGAAAGAGGTGAAGCATGATAATCTTGACATCGAAGACACCCTTCCAGAGACAATTAGCGGTCTTTTATTATGTGCCATCAATGATTTAGAAGAAGTTGAACAAATTGACGGAATGGCTATTGATATGGATACATGGTCTGATAAGGATGCATGTACCGTATGCCTAGCAGGCTCTGTTCTTGTGAAAACTTTTGGCCTGAAACTGAAAATATTAACTAACATTGCTGTGCGCGATTATCTACCTCATCGTATAATGACCAAACTGCTTATTATTGATAGTTTAAGAGATGGTAACATAAGTATTGCCATCGATAAAGCTATTGAAATTGGTATGAAACCTTCTAATGAGAAATTAGAGACAATTCCTAAAATGAAAATACTAAGATTTGAAGCAAATAATTCATCATACAGTTATGGCAGTGAAAAGTTCATACAAGATATCAGACATCTTGTATCTGACCTTGAGCGATTAGGATATTAAGATGGTTGACACCATCATTCATAATACATAGAAGTATGAACATCAAAAGGAGAATTTAATGTCTAATACATTTTTTGACAAATATAATGTTTATGCTGATAATGTTATTGTGAAAGTAGATTCACAAGAATCACAGTCAACAGGTGGTATTATCCTACCAGAACAATCACAAGATATACCAGCCCGTGGAACAGTTCTTGCTCATGGTGAAGGTATGCCGCGCAAAAAAGTCCGCAAGAATAAGTCTAAGTTCATCCCTTATGACTTTGAAAAGGGTGATACAGTATTTTACCCTCAAGGCGCTGGTGTTGAGTATGTACTTGACGGGCGTAAGGTACTATTCCTCAAGGGTGATGACATCCTTGGTAAACTGGATAGATAAGGAAATATTAATATGCCAGCACCAAAGCAAAAAAGCAATGGACCTGAATACACACAATTTAATGGTCGTAATGTTCGTCCAGCTTTAATTGCAAAGCTTCGTGGAGCAGTCTATGAGGATGGAGAACGTGAAATTGTATGTGATGCTAATGGTAATTATAAGCCATACAAGTCTATTCCAAAATGGGAGAGTAAGTAATGTTTACCACCGAACAGCCTAGTAAAGAGCTAATCATTTCTGAACTAATGGCTGGAACTGCAAGTATTAAGGATATTAAAGGATACTCTGCCGCTGGTGCTAATGATTTTAGTCCTGCATTATTCATCATCATGCGTTCTGGTGTCAATTCTATGAACACAGGTAAAGCAATCGCTCAAGCTTGTCATGCACAGGCTCAAGCATCTTCTAAACTAAGATTTAGAGATTATGAACCCAATTTTGCTATTGATGACGTTGAGGCCAAGATTTGTCTAGGTACATCCAATCAGATTAGATTGGGTGTCTACATAGATGGTGAAGACTGCACACATGACACTCGTGACTGGATGTTGCGATGTTATTATAACCTATGGGAAAATAGTGCTGACCAATTTGGTGTGACTTATACATGGCAATATGAAAGTAATCGTGATAATGATTACGAGAAGTTTGATGATGCTATGAAAACCTTATTGAAGCGTGGCCAAGATATTAGTCCATTCATCACGGGTGGAATTGTCACTGACCCTTCATATCCTATTTCTGATGGGTCAGTAACGCATTTAGTTGAGTTCAGCACATGTGGATGGCTATTCGGTGATGTTCGCTTCTTGAAAAAGTTAATTAACGACTTTTCGGCAGGGTATTCATTTCACCCATAGTGGCATCACATTGGTAAGCAGGTTCATGTGATCTCCTTATGTTTTGTATTTGACTATCATACAGTAATATGTAAAAATGTCAATAACATTGTTATAGGATGACAAGCATGACTAAACCACAATTTATTACGTTCACAGGGATTGATGAGAAGACTGACCTGTTTGAAGCTTATGATTTAGCAAAGAGATACCCAATCGAATGGGGTATTCTATATAGTCCTACCCAAGCAGGTAAAAAGTCTCGTTATCCATCTACATCACTTATTATGACTGCTGCCAAAGTTCTATCAACCACATCACTACATCTATGTGGTAAGGCTGCTAGAGATCAGAACAATGAGCAGTTCATTAGACAACTCTATAAAAAGTTTAACAGAGTACAAATAAATTTGAGAGATAATGATTACAATGTGGGGCATATTAACAAAATCGGGTCAATAAAAACACATGTGATTATTCAAACACGTGATTCTAAGAAGTTTCCACATGATAAATATAATTCGTCAAGCGTGGATTTACTTTATGATCCATCTGGTGGAAAAGGTATTGAATCATCAGAATATCCATCATGTATTCCTAGTAGACTGGTTGGTTATGCTGGTGGTTTCTCTGCTGATAATGTGAAACAATTTGTTGATAATCCTCCATCAGAAAAATACTGGATAGATATGGAATCTAATATACGCACCGATGATTGGCTCGACCTCAAAAAGTGTGAGAGAATTTGTGAACTCGTTTATAGAAAGAATTAATACATGGCAGATAAATGCACACTAGATGGACATGGTAATCTTACACCGTGTGATGAGCTTTACACCCTTGTAGATGCTTTGAACTTTTGTCCTATATGTGGTGAAAGTATTCTCAAACCAGAAGAAGATTTGGAGCCATATGTTGTTGGATAAAATTGATTTAACTAATACCACTACTATTAAGGCATTAGATGAATGGAAGAAAGAATTACATTTCGACCAAACATATGATATCGATTATATTAATAGGAAACACCCTTCTCATAAAAGGAGTGAAATTTACTTTTATGGTCATCACAATAATAAGGAAAACGATTGTTTGAGCCAATGGTATCATGCTCCTTTTGAAATATTTGGACATAGGTTTGAAACAGCGGAACACTGGATGATGTTTTTGCCTTATCCTGTATAAACATGTTGACATTTTAAATCAAATATACTAAATATATTTTGAAGTTGATGATACATGAATGAAGACGGACAAGACGACGGTTCGATACCGTCCATCTCCACCATGAGCCATCGGATGTTCGTTATTGGATAGATATACCTAGAGTGTTGCTCTAATAACTAAACTTGCGATGGTCCATGATGGGGATGAAATGGGTTCGATTGACGTTAGAGTGAGTGAGTAGATTTCCGATGTGAAGCCCCGTTAGAAGCTTCAACAACTACAAATGCAAACGATAACAACGTTTCTTTTGAGGGTCTGGCACTAGCTGCTTAATCCACTGGGCTAGTCATTAGCCTCGAAACAGAATAGTGATACTCACCCGTTCAGAAATGAGCGGGTGTTTAAATAAAGTATAAATACAATTGATACACATATCATAAGGAGTTATCATGAAGCGCAGCATCACAGAAACAAGAGATAATATAAATAGAATTATAGACGATGGACAATTTGAACAAGAAATTATTAATCACCCTGGCATTAGAATTATAAAGAAATCTGATAAAAAGGGTTTGGTTCAACTCAAAACGTTTGAGGCATCACAATTATTCAAAGCAGTGAGTGAGTGGATCACTACAGAAGATGAAGAGATGTTTAACCGATATAGTCCATTATACCTGTATTACAATTTTGAAAAAAATAAAATGTATCAATATTCTGCATCAACACCTAATGGTGAAGAGGTATGCACAGATGAAACTGATAAAGGCGCACCAGAGAATATCTTAAATATATTTAGAAAAAATATTTAAGAAAAACTAACAGAGTATGGTTTACTATTGGCGCTCTGTTATTCCCGTTATAATGGCGAGACATGAACCACCCATTATAACGGGAATAACATTCAAAAATAAGTTTAAATAATCCTAAGCTTTAAGCGACTATAAATAAGAGCATGAGACTCATTGACCTATTTGAAACAAGATTGCCTATTACTGATAAAGATAAACTAATTGAGCAGTTGGTCTACGATGCCTATAATGGATATACTGATAGCTATGGAATTTCTCACTGTCATGCTTACATTCATCATGAGCCTGATCCAATAGATGAATATTATGAGCGGGACACAGGGAATAAGTGGAATTCTGAAACACAAGAATGTGTTGATTATCTTAAACATGTATTCTTTAATAATCAAATAGATGGTGTATGGAATCTTATAAATAGCAAAATTGTGATGAATGAAATAAAATTATATAGAGTTATTGGTATCAAACAAAATGAGCAATATGACCATAGCAGACATGCTGGTATCTATTGGACCCATGACCCTGATTCTGATATGGATATTTTTTGGGCTGATCATAATATAAAGCATAATATATCGCTTATAACAGCGCATGTTCCAATTTCATCTATAGATTGGTTTGAAACATTTAGATCGCATTGTAATCCACAACAGTATTCAGAGATGGAAGTGAGATTGTTTAAAAATTCACCTATAGACATTATGAGTATTGAGCATAATCAATAATCATAAGATTACAACTTAGGTTTAACTTTTCTAAGAAGTTTGGGAACCTGAACCACAATTATAAGGGTTACCCCATGAAAATAATACACATAGCCATTATAAACTCTTCCATACTGTGATGGGTGAGGGTTACTATATATCTTGTTAAGGAAGCGTAGCATAGCACCAGAATACTTTTGTTTTTGATAGCCATGATTTAATGCTGCATCAGCTTGACGTTGAACAGTTTTGCGATTAAGGCCTAATCGTTTACGGATTCGATTTTCGGCATGATCTGTGACAACTGATAGCTATGGACTTACTACTCATTAAAACTGCCTCCTATATAATAATGTATGACAGTTTTTAATGATTATTTGGTTCAATTATTATTAGTCTGTAAACGCGCTGCATTAGCTTGGAAGCCTCCACGACCTATAGCATCTTCAACGGCCTGTATAAGCTTGTTGGATGCTATACCACCATGTTCTCTGTTCAATAGAGAAGTATGATAGGCATCTAACGCATCACTGATAGCATCATATGCTTCTTTCTTGCGAGCATCTTGTTCTGATAAATCTATAATCGGCATTGGTATACTCCTTAAAGTGAAAACTCTTCGTCATCTTCATCATAGGATTTAATAGTCTCTATGTGACCACAGGAATTACATCTGGCATCAAGTTCATCAATTTCAGTAAAGAGCGTCAAATCTTCACGATCAAACATAATAGGTGTATCAATATCAGTGATATTACTTATTTTTCGTAAAGCTTGGTGCATACTTTCCATTTTTACCAAAAGTATCCGCGCCTGCATTAAAATCGAATAAGAAACGTGTTCAGTATCAGGGTCACAGTCTTTGAAACGATCAATAATAGCATTGAGCTTTTTATCATGCTTATTGATAGCCTCTTCAGTACGATAACTCTTTAAGTATCTCAGAGTTAAGATACTTTTCCCAAGGTTCATAACCATCTGTTGGATATTCTGACATAATCCAATCACTAAGCTTACGTGTCATATCTCAAAATCCTAATAATCTTTTAATAGAATTACTATCATAATATAATAGTGATGTCAACTAATGTTTTGATTAGAAGGGTATGATGTCTTTCATAACATGACAGTCATAATTATGAGATAATCCTAGACATGTACACTCGTGCCAACTCTCAGGGTCTTCAATTTCTGCGTTTAGTTCTGAAATTTTTATATTCTTAGCTTCTTCAAATGTTTTAGCCTTAACGAAACTACCATCATCGAACCTATAATAAACTTTCTGTTCATCATTTGTCATCTTTATAATCCTTGCCTATGATACATTTTTAAATCTACGTTATCAATTAAAATTAGTCTAGTAAATACACTTATGATAAATCATTTCTCTTCTAGTAATTATTATAAAAATCTTGTATCAAATTTGATTGAGACTGACTATGATTTTGGACATACTGCTATTCAAGGAGATTATACCCCTTATCCTAATGGATCAGTCATTACGGCATATCATGGTTCGTCCACACAGGGAATAGACGTATTTGACCCCTCAAAGTCTTCCAATAGTGATGATAACTTTCATGGTAAGGGCATATTCTTTACAACTGATCCTGTAGAGGCATTAGGGTACTCATTAGGAAGACCATCAGGAGAACGATTTGATGAGACTGGATATGTCTATGAATGTAAAATAACATTCAATAAAATAATAGATGTTGGTGTATACACAGATTTTGACCCTAAAATTTATAAAGAGGTATTTGGTATAGAGCTAGATGAAAATATATTTATCTCAGGAAATGACATATTTTTTATGGCAAAAGCTGCTATGAAGCAAGGCGCGAATGTTAATGGTTCTAATATTCACAAACTATTCTCTAAGGCAGGATATACTGCTGCAATAAAATATGCTTGTCCAACGGACTTTTCTGCACGTAAGTATCATGACCGCATTAAAATAATGAGTAATAATGCGGCCAAAATAACCAAGTCCATGTCATCTGATGAAGCCCGTGAGGAATATCACGAGGAGTTCTCACGACAAAAAGAATATATATCCTCTAGCTAATCTTTACCCCTAAGATGATATGTTCTGGTATATGAAGGGTTTTCGCCTTTTCGCCACACAAAGTGTGCATATTCAATACTATCAGTTTTATTATCAGGCGTGAATGACATTCTACGTGAATGGATATAACAACTAATAGGCATATTCTCTTCAAAGAATGGTTCACGCGTTACAGAGCCATAGAAATTTAGCCTTAAAAGCATAATGACATAACCGCCATGAGCTACATCAGCTAATGCCTTCTCTATAATTTCAATCGCAATATTAAACGGAGGGTTCGTAATGATAATATCAGGTTGATAATCAAGTTCATAATAACGATAATCAACACCTTTGGCATCGGCCTTAGAATCATCACGTATATCTGTAGAAAAGACTGGCTTGATAGGCTGTATCAATTCTTTGATGACAAATGGGTATGTCGCATCATCAATAAGAGAGCCACCAGCACATGGGTCAAACCATTGCATTTGTTTAGACTGTTTGATATCTTCATGTTCTAAAAATTCATTCAAAAATTTACGAACAGGATTCTTTGGTGTGACATAATAGTCAGATTTATGGCGGTCATAACCGCGATTAGTAGATGACATAATTAATCCTTAAAATAGTATTATGTCATCTACTAATCTATGAACTTCAGAGTTGTAAACCCCCATAGAACATAATCATACAGCTATCAGTCTTTCTCATTATAAAGATGACCATAACCAATTGCTTCCAATGCTGTAGATAAACGATCCCATGATGGGATACTATCAGCACGATTATGATAACAAAAGCGCTCATATACCTCTTTGGTTGTCGTGATTGTAACATTCAGTGTATCACCGTTACCTTTGACATAGTAGATTCCATCTTTATTCAAAAGACGGATACGTTCATCAGTCTTAGAGGCTTCAATCAAACCTTGTAAATCATAGCCGTTATCGGAGTATGCATTATACGATTGTAGTAATTCATAATTGTATTAGAAGTTGAAATAACGTATTTGAAATCCGATGGTTTATCTTGAAACCACACATAACCAACAAATAGTTGTTCACCATTTTCTGAAAGATATGGTAATGGGTGCTGCTCAAGCTTTAATACACGTTCGATGCTGCGGCTGTTATGGATAATATCAGTTATAATTCAATCTTTCTTTTTTATCTCACAACATAACTATCATAATATAATAGTCGCGTCAACACCAAAATGACTAAATACTCTAAGAGAATATGGAGTATTTTATATGGCGCTATTTCGTCCTGAAGAAGATGGTGGTAAAATAAAGCCACCACAATATGAACAGGTATATACGAGTATCGACCAAATCGTTGACTTAGAAATGTGTGAAGATGATTACATGCATTTTATTGAAAATCATATAAAGATACCAAATAAAGCTAAGCCAAAACCTAATCAAAAGAAGAAAAAGAAAGAAGTATATACAAAGTATATTCCTTATGATTATCAGACACGAATGTATCATAACTTCCATAATTATGATCGTGTTATTACAATGGTTGGTAGACAATCTGGAAAAACGATGTCGGCATGTATCTATATTCTATGGTATGCAATGTTTAATGAAAAGGTTGAAATACTTATTGCCTCTAACAAAGGTGATTCTGCTAAAGAGTGTATTGCCAAGATTAAAGACATGTACATGGAATGTCCTTGGTATATTAAATGTGGACTTGAAGTTGATAATGTTCACACTTTAAAGTTTGATAATGGTAGCCGTATTAGAGCAGAAACAACTACACCTGATACTGGTCGTGGTTCTACCATTGATTTATTATACCTAGACGAATTTGCATATGTTAAACCTAATATTCAAAAAGATTTATGGAGAGCTATTCAGCCTACACTATCTGCCACAAATGGTAAGCTTATTATCACATCAACGCCAAACACCGATGAAGATAAGTTTGCTAATATTTGGTTCAGTGCGCAGGATGCCCCTAATGCGGTAGAATGGAAAGATGAGTTCTTAACCAAAGTTGGTATTGATGGTAAGAAGAAGCCGAAACCATATAAAACAATATACGAGAAAGAAGATTATTCTGATCTTGAACGTATTATGTATGAAGATAAACCACAATCATCCGAAGATGATGAAGAGCTTGGCGGCTTCTACAGAATGTTTATACACTGGAAAGAGCATCCTAATAGAGATGAGAGGTTTAAGACACAAACATTACGTGAAGGTATCACATTATCAGAATGGTATCGTGAATATGAGTGTCGATTTGTATCTAAAGAGGAAACACTAATTGAAGCGACAAGATTGCTTATGTTGAACCTTAATGCTCGTAATCCAAGATATGTTGATAAGTTTGGTGCAAGATGGTTCTGTCCTATTAAGCCTAATCAGATATATGGTGTTACATTAGACCCATCTGAGGGTGTTGGTGAAGATAGGGCATCTATTCAGGTATGGGAGCTGCCACAGTTACGACAGGTGGCGGAATGGACTTCTAATGAGCATGACCAACTCGATCAGGCTAAACAGCTTGTACGGTTCCTAAAAACGATTGAAGATGAGCAGTATGATATGGATGATCATACGGGTTATAGTGAATGTTATTATACGGTTGAGGCTAATGGTGTTGGTAAGGGTATACTCAATATCATTGAAGTGGATGAAGATAGAATACCCGGCACTTTAGTTGATAGTGATGAAGAACGTCGCAGAGGTATTCTAACCACTAAGACAACGAAGAAAGAATATTGCATGATGCTCAAGCTATTGATTGAACGTGGAAGATTTGTGCCATATTCAAAACCACTCATCACAGAATTAAAAAGTTTTGTTAAACGTGCATCAACATTTGCAGCCAAATCAGGTGCTTATGATGATAGAGTTATGTCATGTGTGCAAATGTTGCATATGATTGATATTATTCAGGAATATGAACCAGACCTTGATGATGCTTTGAAGATTGACATCATGGATGCAGAGGCTGATCCAGAGCAATATGACGAGTATGCATATCATTAACTTTTTTTAATATGCTCAAAAAACGATTCATCGGAGAAAATTGGTCCATAGTTATAAATACAAGCGAACAATAAATGTTGTTCATTGTGAGAAGGCGTTCCTTAGAGTTCGCCATTGTGAAAAAATTGTGACTTAATTGTGGAGAATTGTGAAATGACAAGTCGTATTGATGCTCTTAGAAATCGTCTTAAGGCGGATAAAGAGAAAACTAATCAGGGGTCATCCCCTTCCAAATTTTTTAAATTCTGGGATGTAGAAATTGGAGAATCTTCCAAGTTCCGTTTCCTTGAAGATAAAAATGAGGATAACCCTCATTATTATTACATTGAAGAAATGATGTATGAGTGGACTTTTGATGATCCAGATAATGCTGGTAAAAAAATCACTATTAGAATGCCATGTCGGAACATGTATACACCAGCATCATGTTCAGTGTGGGCAACCATTTCTGCACTCTTTGATGAAGATGAGAATACTGCGCGCAGCCTATGGGTAAAGCGTAATTATCTTGCTCAAGGATTTGTAAGAGAGACTGATTTGGTTGAAGAGCCTGCACCAGAGAAGAAAATCAGATATGTAACAATGTCTCGTAAGCTTAAAGATATTCAAGCAAACAAGATTTCTGATACAAATGAAGATACTATGCTTCCTAGTCCAGACCCTATTGACCATGAGAATGGCGTAGACTTCTTATTTAAGAAGACTAAAGCTACTAGTGGTTATAATGATTACACGTCATCAGGATTTGTTAATCGTTCTTCTGCTCTTACACAAGAAGAGAAGGATGCGATTGAGGAAGAAGGTCTTATTAATCTTCGTGACCTATTACCAAAAGAACCAGACGCAGAAGCATGGCTCGTACAAGAGCAGATGTTGGCCGCATATCTGAATGGTGATCCTTGGAATTCTGAATGGGAAGTGCATTTCCGTCCTTATAAGGAAGCATCTAGTTCTAATAATGCTGATGAGTCTAATAATGCTGCGGATAAACCTGCTGCAAAGATGGCCGAAGACCTTCCTGTTAAAGATGAAGTGCCAGAGCCTGTGGTGAGTAAGGAAGAGACTGTCAAAGAAACAAGCTCATCTAAACCTTCACCTCAAGATATGTTAGCGAAGATTAAGGCTCGCGCTAAATAATCAATCATTAAATTAATGACTATTAAAGTGTGGGAAGTTTCGGCTTCTCACACAACAATAGACCTACATCTAAATATAGGATTTATAATGGGTAAACATAAAAAGAAAAATATTGATTTCTCAAAGGTAATGAGAAAATTAGAATCTTCTGATACATTCTTTGGATTCTCTAAAAGTCAGTTATGGTATTCATCTGGTAACTATGCACTTAATCATATTCTTAGTGGTAATTACAAAAAAGCATTTGTATTCGGTAAATTGGCACAAGTTGCTGGTCAATCAGGTTCTGGTAAGTCATTACTATTAGCAACTGCTGCCAAGCAGGCCATGAATGAACTTGAAGCTTCTGTCTTATGGATTGATACAGAGTCTGCTTCTGATAATATGCCGTTCTTTGGGCGTCTTGGTTATACTGAAGATGAACTCAGTGGTAAGACTGGTACATTCATCTTTAATGAGTCTAAGCGGATTAGTGATGTACAAGACCTGATTACATCATTTGTTAATATGTACCGTGATGCTCTTAAAGGTGTTGATGATCCTATGGACGTTAGCAGTCATGGAATACCACCTCTTATCATTGTTATTGATAGTTTGAATAACCTGATGACTGATGCTGCTGCTGAAAAAGCTGAAAAGGGTACACAGAATAAAGACCAAGGTCAGCAAGCTAAACAGAACAAAGAGTTTATCAAGGCTATGTCACACCTCATTAAGCGTCTCCCTGTATCTATTCTGGTTGCATCACACTCTATGGTATCACAGAATGTATTTGCTCCTGATGAGATTATTACTGGTGGTCGTGGTGCTGAATATCTAGCAACACAACAATTCATCTTTAGTAAGTTTAAGCTTAAAGGTGATAAGGTTGAAGATAAAGACCTTATTCCTGATGAGTTTAGTGATGAAGGTCGCCGTGTTGCTGGTATGAAATGCCGTGCTGTGACATATAAGAGTCGCTTCACTAAACCTAATGAAACAGTTGATATTCAGGTTATATATCCTCATGGTGTAGACCCTTATTCTGGACTGTTTGACTATCTTATGTCCAATCATCAGCTCAAAAAGATCACAGCCGTATCATATGGTCCTGAAAATCCTATTGAAGGTGTACCCGAAAGTTTCAAAAAGAGCAACTTTAAACAATATGCTGATCTGATTGTTGAGCATCTTAATAGTGATGAAGCTGACATTAGTAGGTCTATGGTGAATGAAGAGACAGCAAACACTGAAGAGATTGTCGAAGATCAGAAAGTAGTCGCATAATGACTGTTAATACAACGCCCATGAAACGTGATGATATGCCTCAAATGTCAGTCACAACAGATTGGCTTCAAACAGTATCAGGGCAGGCAATGGATATTCTTAACCCTGATGCTAAGGATGTGTCATGGGGTGATATTGCTCATCATTTGGCATGTAACAATAGATATGCTGGCGCAATGCCTGTGCCTTATTCCGTAGCTCAACATTCTTTGTATGTTGAAGAAATTCTACGGTTACAGGGTCACGATAAAAACATTCAATTATTAGGACTGCTTCATGATTGTGAGGAAGCCTATATTGGTGATATTATTAGTCCAGTTGCCAAATCATTAGCACAGATTATCCCAGACTTCTCTAATATTTGGAGTGGGTTTAAGAATAATATTAGAGATGAAATAATTTCTAAGGCAGGATATCAACCAGAAGAAACCAGCAAGCTATGGCATATCATTCATGATGCGGATATGGCAGCACTTGCATGGGAAATGAGAGATTTAGCATCTCATCCTCCTATTGGTAATTGGACAGACTGGTGTCCAGAACCCCCTAAGCATAAAGCATCATTTATGACATGGGATCATGCGCGTGATGCTTTTGCATTACGCTTAGTACACTATGGGTTCGATGTGGACATGTGGTGGAGAAAAGAGAAAGTAGAATAATATGAAAATGCCACATAAAATCAAACTATGGCGCAATATAATCAGACAAGATGAATCTAAATTCGACTTGGCCATGAAATATTATAGTGATATTGTCCAAAGCTGGATTGATGAGCCATATACATTAGAAGGTAAACTTACTGATATTCTCAAGTATCATGCTGGATGGCTATCCTTCTTCAAATCAATCAGAGCAGATGCTTCATTAATTGCAGCAATGTTTGATAAACGTTCTGACCAAGTGAGGGGAATGGTAACGTTTGCTATGGATCAAAATCCTATCACAAACGCCAAGCCTTCTGCTACAGCGATGAAAAACCTTGTAGAAGCCGATGCCCAAGTTGTTGATGCTGTTGATAAACAATATCAAGCAGAAGGTCATGCTAAACAACTTATGCAAATTGTAGAAACTATTGAAGCTATGGGCTATCAGCTAAACAATGTTAGTAATGTTGTTGCTGCTGGTGAAGCTGATTACGTTCTATAATAATAGTAATAAACACTTGACACTAACTATTTAGGAGTGATACTTAACTCTATTGAAAGATTAATTATGACCAATAAGAAATGTACTATCAAAATATTAGATGAAGTTAATTGTAAATTTGAAGGATTAACACCTAATCTTCATTCTAAATTTAATAAGATGACACGACACTTTGTCAAAGGTGCGTTCATGACCGTCAGTTATAAGATGGGACGATGGGACGGTTATAAAAATCTCTACAATAGAGGTAAGTATTTTACCAATCTCATATCAGAAGATATGTTTGAGATACTTCAAAAGTATGGATATGATGTAGAAGTTGTCAATCAGCAAGATAATAAAGCTGAACGTGACCCTGAATTGTTCAAGCCTGTTGATGCTAACAGCTACTCATATATCAAGATTAATGATAGTCCAATGGAGCTTCGGCCTCATCAGCGCGATTCTGTTAATCTTGCTTTAGAAAGCTATGCAGGCATATTTGAGATTGGCACAGGCGGCGGTAAAACATTTATCTGTGGTGCGATTGCTGACAAATATGCCCAAATTGGTAAAGTACTTGTTATTGTACCAACTGCTGACCTTTCTGTTCAAACAGCCAGAAGTTTTGCTAAAATGTGTAAACATGATGTGGCGGAGTTTCATGGTAATGAGAAGGGGAATGCCCAAATCATTATTGGTACATGGCAATCTCTTATCAGATATCCAGAAATGATTGATGGCGTTCAATGTATTATTGCTGATGAGTGTCATGAGTATAAAGCTCAAGAGGTATTTGACTTCTTATCAGAGACTTCTGGCAATGTTCCATTTAGATTTGGATTTACTGGTACATTACCAGAAAGTGACCTTGATAAAGATTTAATCAAGTCTGTACTAGGACCAGTACTTCTTAGAAAGCCTGTTCATGAATTACAAGAAGAAGGCTATCTTGCCAAGCTTCGTATTGAAATGATTGAGATTGATGAAGAGTTGGAGAAAGATGCCTTTGGTGGTGACTGGACTGCTGAACAAACATATCGAGATAAGAACCCTGCGCGTCAAAAATATATTAAAGACTTATTAATCAAGCTTTCGGAAAATAACATGTTTCACGTATTAGAACGTGTTGAGCATGGAAAATATTATGAACAGGAAATAGAAGGCTCTGTGTTTCTATATGGAGCATCTTCAAACGCGAAACGCCAAAAGAGGTATGATGAATATGATAATAAAAATGGACTACTGACAATATGTACCACAGGAATATTCAAACGTGGTAATGATATTCCACGCATGTTTGTAATGTCCGCGCAGGATATGGGGAAAGGTTTCACAAATATCATTCAGACTATTGGTAGATCGTTACGACTGGCTGATGGTAAGAGTGAGATTGTTTTCTATGATATATATTCTAATACTAAACATAGTGCCAAACATGCAAGAAAAAGACGCAAATTCTATAAAGAGGCGAAATATCCTCACAAAGTTAACAAGGTAAAATACAAATCATGATGACACTAAATTCAGAAAATAAACCATTTGACATGAATGAACTTAGAAATAATATCACCAAAAAGAATACAATTACTGTTTCTGGTGACCCTATATATTATTCTGTACTAGACTTCAGTCGCCAACGTAGCCCTGATTATTTTGTCAGAAAGCTATCTAGTAGTCGTGTAGACATATATGAAGATAGTGGTGTACTCATGCAAGTTGGCCCATTTCGTCTAATGGTTCCATATAAATGGAATATGATTGTGTCCTATATGGATGAAATGCAATATATGAGTATGGAAGACATTATGGGTAGACCATATGAAGCATTCGCATTGAACCCATGGAAGGGGTATATGCCGTCAAGATTGCCAATTACCATTCTCAATATGACTAAGAAAGAAAGTTTTATTCATCCTAAGCTTGGCCGCAATGACCTTTTATGCGTCCCTGTTGGTTTTGAAAAGAAGGTGGATAACCAAGTTCGTGATTATCCTACGTGTATATTTTTAGGAGAACGTTCGTGCAAGGTTCCAGATTCCATTGATCTTTCTATAATGTGGTAACTCATAATGTCTATTATCCCAAAGCCTAATAATGTGGTAACAGCGGAGGATATTTCTAAACGCCATAGTGGTCCAGAAATTCAATATGTTTATAATTACCGTCAAGATGAATTTAGTATTTGGAAACCATCACGATATTATCCACGAGAATTATTATATATTCCATTAGATTATTATACGACATACAAATCAGGTAAATGCCTTGAAGGTGTTACTCGGTTGACTGATCATGATCATGATTATTCAGGACATGATAGTCGAATATCCTATATATCTAAGGGTGAATATTCAAATGTATACATGTTTAAGACGTTACGCGTGTGTAATAATTATGTGGATGGTAGAAAATATAATCGCCTTGGCGATTTAATGTATTATATTCTTTATAAAAGTACAAGATTATTATTAGAACGCATCAATACATGTGTTGGGTTTAAATGTTACTTAAAATTTAACTTCATGATTCCAGCACAAGAATATGTATATGAGACGCATGGTGACAGGCATATGACATTCACTCATCGTCCACAATCTAGTTTCTGGCATAAGGATAAGAAACAAATAGTAGTAAACGATTTTGGTACACAGAGAACAGTGTTTACATCTGAGTATAATGACGACTGCGGTGAAGTAAATGCTGTATTGTTCGCTATAACAGGCATGGGAGCAGTAGAAGAAGTTAACATGGTGTTATTGTCATTTATGATGAATGATGCATCTAGTGAATTGAATAAAATATTTAGGGATTGTGGTTATGAAACCTTTTGATGTATTAAAAACTATTCAACGTAAAAAGAGTAGCACACTATTTGAGAATAGTTCCGAACAAGAAATCAAGGATATTGAGAAGTTTATTGCTTATCCTGCATTACGATATATGAGTGCATCCAATAATGATTTAGAGCACGAGTTATTGTTATTGTTAGCTAATCGGGTTAATATTCATTATGGTGAACACTGGAAAGATCATAAATTTCAAGCTAGATTATTAGAGACTATAGACACAGGTTCATTACCGCGCTATAAATGGATTAAACCACCATCTTCTAAGGCTTATCATAAGCTTTATGATATGGTTCGTAAATCTTTTGTACATGCTTCTGATGAGTGTTGTGCAATGTTCTTGGGAAAGCTAGACGATGATCGTTTTAAGCAATATGAAATTCAGCTTCAAGAACTCAAAGAACACTCTAAGTCTGTATCCCTTCTTAAAACATTTAGAGAATGGAAAAAAACTTCCGCTAACCCACTACGTTAAGCGCACCATAAATAGAATTAGACGTGGGAAGCGAAATTATGATATTCCGATGGATATTATGATACCTGTTCATGAGTGGAATAAGTTATCATATATGATATTTGATAATCTATTTGATGATTATGAAATGGATACACATATCACCGAGGTGCAGATATATTATTATCCTGAAGATGGATATTATCAATACAAAGAACAAAAGTTTATACTGATTAGTAATATTAGAACTAATTCAGAAGCATTAATGGTGTACTTAGAATTATGGAGTAAAGATATTGGAAACTGACGAACAATTAACATGTATATTTTGTAATGCTAAATTCAAAACTGATAAAGGTTATAATAAACACAGTTGTGAAATCAAGAAAAAACTTGGTGACCTTTCCGAAGATAAAGTACATTACGCTCATTATATATTTAACTTCTGGTTTAGACTAAACATTAAAACTAATAGATTAGGTAATGGTAAGACATTTAGACAATTCACTATGTCACCATATATGGCAGAGTTTTGTAGAGTATATTATGAGATTGTAATGGTTCGCAAGATGAACCCTTATACGTTTGTATTATGGGCCAAGGAAGAAGGTGTTAATACGACACGGTGGTTATCTGTGGATAGTCTTGAAGCATTTGAGGGTGAGTATCCAAGACTTGCTGACCCGTTAATACATACCACTGAAACAATTGAAGCCATGATGATATCTGGTGAAGAATATGAGATTGAACTTGTAGACTTTTTCAAAAAATCTAAGATAGAAGAAATCATGATAATGATTGAGCATGGGTACATTTCACCTTGGGTTTTACTTCTCAGTAATAATGCGAACAATTTTTTGTCACGCCTTAAAAAGAATGAAATTAAACATCTTGACTACATTATAGACTTAGGATATTGGGATAAAAGAATACAGGATAATCCTGATGATGCTCAGACTGTCAAAGATATTTTGTCAGAATTCAATATAGACTAAGGAACTCTTATATGTTCAAGTATATGACAACTGCGGATGTGGGTGAAAAACCTACACCGTATGACCCCAACTTCATTAAGAAGTCATTACGTGCTTTCAAAGATCATGATGCGTTCACCAAAGAACAAAAAGCATGGCGGAAAGCCGAACAATTCTCTGAAATACCATTATTCATTCCCCCTAGTCAGGATGCATTGAATACTGAAGAACAATTATCCGCACAAGCATATATGTTCTGGCGTATCCTACAGATTTATAGTTATCGTTATATGAAGTGGGAAATGGACATCCCAATGTTTAGTCAAGCATATAACCTTGACCCTACAATGAGTAGGCTTTGTGATATATGGCAAGCAGACTTAGAAGATTGGGAAAATAAGACTTGTGTTATCACGGGTGTTGCAGATGATGGCTATGATGATATCAAATATGTCACAGCGTTTGATTCAGCATTCCAACAAAATAGTTATCGTCATATGGTTGGCGCAGTGAATGATCATATACTTGAAGACTTCTGTTATCCGCTGTTTATACAGTCTGCATACGAGAATGGTGATGGTAATCACACACTCTTAGTACGATTTGTGAATGTAATGTTCCGTTCACCTAATGATAGAACGGTGTTTTCACTCACAGAGGATAAGAAGGCATGGTATAACACCATCCTTGGAAAAGAGTTCGATGACGTCTTATAGTCTCCCTGATGTAGATATAGACGTATCTGAACGGTCTCATGCGCTTGCAGGAATACTATCAAACGGTGTTCCAGCAAGCATGGTGATAAATGGTGAACTTAAAAAACATCCCACTGGTATATTCGTTCAAGATATACCAAAATGTCCTCTTAGCGGTTTAGCATCATACCCAAGTGGCAAAAAGTCTAATGATATTGCAGAAGAGTTAGGATATATCAAACTCGATATATTATCCAATGGTGCTTTATTGGGTGTTGAAACTCCTGAACATATGGATGAACTTATTGGGAAACTTGATAAAGTTGATTGGGTATGGTTCCAAGATGAGACCATAGTTGGACACCTACACCACATTGGTAGCTATTATGAAGTCGTTAGTGCTTATGAACCCAACTGTATAGAGCATATTGCAATGCTTATTGCTATGATTAGACCAGCCAAGAAACATCTTATTGGTGAACATTGGCCTATAATAGAGAAATCTATTTGGAAGCGTGATAATAAAGATGAATACTTCTTTAAAAAGTCTCATGCATTCGGTTTTGCACAGCTTATTCTTATACAATTATTGGCATTAAAGGGATTTTAAGTTATTCTTCTATAACAGTGAAGTTTTTGCGTTTGATTCTACGCTTGAATTGATCATTAAGATTGATTTGTGGACCAATTATATCAGCTATTTCTTTATTCGAGTATCCAACCAAGCATTCTTGAAACGGTCTAAACCCCATCCCAAAGAATAAATCAATTGGTTTTTCCATATCACTCTCGTAAAACCATCGCCTTCCTAAGTCTATAAAGTGTGCGCGCCATTCATTCCCCGATATTTTATCATACCGATATATCCACACATGGGTGGCTGTGACTTTTTGTATAATACCTACAACAGGCTCTGTGTTTCTATGAATGATGGATAACCAAGGATATTCACTTATAAGTCTGTCAGCAGTTTCTAAAACGTTCATTTACGCCCCTAAAATAATTGATGCAGGCGGCGTACCACCCGCTGCAAATGCTACTTGCCCAAATGTGGAGCCATTATTACTAAGATGCATAGCAAATATATTTTGGTCTTCGTTAATCAAATAAACACCCCATCTGATTCCAGTGTTGTCACTAGCATTATAAATTACTTCCACATCATCCTGATTTAATAATAATGTAAATTTACCTTCATAAGGCTCGACGGGTTGAATATGTTTAGTGAGTACTATATCATATGAATCTTCTGTATTGATTAGATTAACTGGATGCTCAATGTCGAATCTTGCATTTTTCCAGAATAACACTTTAATATTGAATGGTGTGAGATTGATGGGCTTACGCTGATCTCCCTGTACTACAAAATCAACAACCTTTGTTGAACCTGTGTGCAATTGTAAAATACCCGTTCCTGATGTGACATTACCACTCTTAGAACCGATAATTTGTCTTGGAATAGAATACCCTATATGATACGCTTGTGAAGTATTAAGAGATGACCCATTGTTCATGCCTTTATTTATACTTTTTAGATGATTAAACGAATTGACATATGAATAAAAAATTAAATCAGATTAAATGGTTGGGTTGCTGGATATCCATAGGCAGTGCGATTTTACTTGCGTTTAACATACCCGATGTGTCTCAATATGCATTTATCGGTTATCTGGTCGGAAGCATCATGTGGATTTATATCGGTATAGCTATGAATGAAAAAAGTCTTGTCTATATGAATATAGTGTATACAGTGATAAATGTAATTGCCATCATAAGTTGGATAGTCATTCCCCATGTGTCATCATAGCCCAATCATAATGATTTCAGAAGACACTGTGACATCTTACAAACATCCTTCGGGTCATCTTTGTGCGCTAAATGTATGGTCATTTTCAATTTCATGTATCAATATGAAACATATGTTTTTATACATCGCACCACTAGTTACTCCTAGAACGGATGATAACCCTATGATGTTTCACCCATACGCAAGCGCCATATACAATAGAGACTATCATGATGTTCACTAGTCCCATCATAGAAATCTCATCAGATACTCTGATCTGTCTTACAGGTTCAAGATATATGTTTTGGCAACCAGATTATAGTACTTCTTGTAATATATTACTGCACATGAATATGGTCATAGATACTTTTGAGACTCCAACAAAAACATATACGGATTTTAAAACATTTCATCCCTACATCAAAAAGTTTAGAAGGTATACAATTAGAAAATGACCATTCCCGATGTGATATCTCCAATATTATCAATTTGTGATATTTATATCGAGAATTATAGAACCTTAAGTTACTTCTGTGTTGATGGTATTGGTAATAAGTTAGCAATAAAGCACGAGGTAGATTACTCTTGGGTAAATGTCTATGGTATGATGATTCATATGCCAAATTATGGGAACATTGATGATATAGAGTCACTTGAACTTGACTTAAATATGCCATGGATTAAGGAAATCCATAGACTACGCGGAATAAGATAACATTGAGCATTCTATTATCATCCCCGATGCTTCCCATATGGGATGCAAATATTATGTCATGTAAAGAACGCGCACATAATAGGTCCATGAGTTTTTTCACATATTATATGATAAACGATATATATGAGTATAGTGTTCATATGAATAATGGATTATTTGCAACATGCTATGAAATGCCCGAATGGCAATCAGATGCATTATATCGTCGTGCTAACAGAGTCACGCAGTTCTCACCTCATGCATTAGCCACAAATATCAAGAATTATCGCAAATGAAAAAAAGGCAAATAATGCGTAGAGGAAGATTGGCAATTGGTCCCATTATAACCATTAGTGATTTTTATGGTAGTATTACTATTCCATATCATAAACCTTCTGGGCCATTGGTGTACTGCTTAGACGTTAAGGTTAATATTGGAATTAATAGACCGATTATTAAATCATGGTTTGATTGTATCGTGAAACCCTCTTCTAAATATGATATACGGGTATATCATAAGGGGAATGGTGGACATGACATGCTGAGTAATATCTTATTAGGAATGTTTATACAAACACCTATCACATTAATAAAGGGTTATGATATTGAGCATTGTTATGATATTGAGCATTATCATGAATTTCTATACCAATTATTGATGGTAAACTGCAATGGTACTATCAGTGAGGATTGATTATGTCTGATTATGTGAACCCATACCCATTTGATGTTAAGGAATTAATGAATCCCATAAGTAAACATGGCGTTGCCCGTGTTATCGTTCCACATTTGCACCATTGTGATAGTCCTATTTTGCCATCATTAAGAGTTCTTATGTATACATATGTATCATGTTATGCTAACAACACATTTGAGAAGGTTTACCCTGATAATGTATGGGAGTTAAATAAAGATCAATCTATAAACTTCACATCCAGAATAGTTCTCAATAATGACCTCGGCACTTTCTGGGTAGAAAAAGCTTTATCACATGATTATCAGGGCATGTTCATAGTGGAACTCACCTCATATGCTCACACCAGCCATAGGTGTAATACCATATCACATCTTCATCCTTTTGTTACGTCGTTGATTGGTCTTCATGCAGAAGGTAAAATACACAAATTTGTCAGATAGTATGATTCTAACTGCATATATGGTCCATATTTATAATTATGGACATTACAGTTACAGAAGCATTTTTAAACGTACTTCCAACGGTCAGAAGAAGTTCATCCAAGTGGATAAGCTTCAATTGTCCTGAATGCGGCGACACAAGAGGCCGTGGAGGCTTTCTTGTTACTGATACGGGTGGATGGCGCTATCGCTGCTTTAACGGTGGTTGTGACTATAATGAGAACCCCACAGGGTGGGAACCTGAAACAGGACTAGGTGGTAGGCCTAAGAGACTATTCCGCATCCTTGGTGGCTCTATGAGTGAGCTTCCTGTTGATATTCTATTTAAGAGTGCGTCCAAATTTAATCATAGGGGCGCAAGGGTTGATGATAATACAGAAGAACGGGCAACTAGATATTTTGAAACTGAAAAGATGCCTGCGAATACGGTTAATCTATTTGAGCCTGGCAATGCTATTAATGATGAACGGTATGTGAAAGTATTAGAATACGCCGTATCAAGAGGCGAAGAAGTATTATGTCGTCATCCATTCATGTGGTCCAAATCTTATCCCACATGTCTTCTCATACCTTATATGCATTATGATAAAATAGTTGGTTTCCTTGCTCGTGATATTCGACCTAATGCTCAAATCAAAATGTGGCAAAAATGTCATTCTGATTATGTCTTCAGACAGGACACATTAGACCAAGATGGTCGAGCAGCCATCATCACGGAAGGTGTGTATGATGCAATTGCCATTGATGGCTTGGCTGCTCGTGGCGGTGCTTTAACGAAGAAGCAACAATTATTATTAAACCTTAGTGGAAGAGACATAATTGTACTCCCCGATATGAACCCTAGTGGTATAAATCTTGTCAATGCTGCTGAAGAGAATGGGTGGTATGTGTCTACACCTAGATGGGATCGTGATGTCAGTGATACTGCACAAGCAGCATTACAATATGGATTATTGTACACAATAGATACTGTGGTTAAAAATACCCATAAAAACTACTTAAAAGCAAAAATTAAATGTAAATCAGGATTATAGAGAAATATTATGCTAAAAGAAAAATTATTATTTGAACAGTTGATCTCTAATTCAGATGCTTATGCTATTTGTCGAACTATTATCCAGCCAGAACATTTCCCTATGGAGATACAATCTGCTGTAAGGTTTGTATTAGATCATTCTGCAAAATATAAAGAAATACCAACACCCATTATGATTAAGGCCGAAACAGGTGTTGAGGTTGATAAGCATGATGATGTGATGACGGCGGGCCGAACTGACTGGATTATCAACGAAATAGAAAGTTATTGTCGCATTCAGCAAGTTATTACAGCCATTACTGATGCTGCTGACATGATTGCTGAGGGTAATGTTGATGGTATTATACAGCCTATCAAAGAAGCTGTTCTGTTAAGTACTAATCGTGATCTTGGACTTAACTATTTTGAAAATCCAAAAGAACGATTACAGGATATGCTATCTAAGCAGTCAGTTGAACCAATAGGGTTTGAGACATTAGATGATTACCTTTATGGAGGTATTGAAAAGGGTGAGCTTAATATTGTAGCTGCTAACTCTGGTAAGGGTAAATCCTTCTTCATGCAAAATGTGGCCCTCAATTGGGTTTTCAGGGGAATGAATGTTCTTTATGTTACATTAGAGCTTTCCCAAAATCTTGTAGCTAAGCGTATTGACTCAATGGTCTCTGGTGTAAACGCACGAGATATTTTTACAGAGATTGATAATGTCAGTAATTCTGTGTCTATGGCAAAAATCAAAAATGGGTGTGGTGATTTTGTAATTAAATATCTATCAGCACAATCAACTGTTATGGATATTGAAGCCTATGTTGCTGAGTACCGAATTAGAACTAACAAAGATTTTGATTTAGTTGTTGTAGACTATATCGATTTGTTATCACCATCAACACGTGGTATCTCATTATCTGACCAGTTTCTCAAAGATAAGTACGTTTGTGAAGAACTTCGTAATTTCTTTCTTGAGAATGGGTTTTATGGGTTGTCAGCATCACAGCTTAATAGATCAGGTATTGAAGCTGAAACAGAAACAGGTGAACACACACAAGCAAATATTGCAGGTGGTATTTCCAAGATTAATACGGCTGGTAATATCTTTACTCTAATGTGTGATAAGAATATGAAAGAGAATGGATTAATCAAGGTTCAGCTTCTCAAAACACGTTCATCAGCAGGTGAAGGGAAATATTGTTACCTTAGTGTTAACCCTGTAACGGTTCGGTATACAGAAGGTCCATCTGACGCAGAAAAAAAAGCAACTATGGGTAGACCTAACAAGATAACAGAGGCTATAAAGGGAGGGTCAACTAGACCGAACAGTAGCCAGTCAATGAAAGATAGGCTTGCTGAAATCCGTAAGAAAGGCAAACCACCATCATGATAAATAATGCAACACCACCATGTAATATTAAATTGCTAATAGAAGACTACGGTGTCGAAAATCTAAGTTTTAAAATTAGTGACTTTTCGTTGTATTCTTGGGGTTGGTCATGGTTTGGTGTTATAACTTCTATCAATGATAAGTATATTTATTATAATGCCAAGGAAAATATCCCAAGTCGGTCCATAAGTATTGTGAATAATCTAAAACAAATAGTACTCAACAAAATACCAAAAGGATATAACTATATTGATCTTAGAGATATATCAGGTAAGAGAATTGATCGTCATGTAAACCTTAGTAAAGCAATATGTGACAATTTTGAAGAATTGAAATTAGGTTTATGTGGAAAAATATATCTATGCAATAAACCAAGATTATTAGATGTTAGTGATCAGCCTCTAATAACATCTATCGTTTGTGAAGATGAAGATGATCCAATGATACTTTACATGAAGATTAGTCAACTAAACTATTAAATAGAGATATGAAAACAACACCATCACCCCTATCACGCCTCTTTGAAGAGATGCAATCCATATCACCTACTCGTAAGTCACTCGAAGTAGAAGATCGTGGTAATCACTTATTTCATGCGGCACAGAGATATATGAAAACCATAAGAGATGAATATGATGAAGAGGATGCTGAAGGTCTTATAAAGATGTGGCTATTGGCAGTAAAATCTGGTGATATTAGAAAATTTGATAGAAGGTTGGTATTACTTAAAGAAGACAAAGAGTAAATATTTTCATTCACTGCGAGTAACAGTAACACAATAACGTTTGTTAATGGTCTCATCACTTCCATAGACTAATAGTTCAAATTTTGGACGGTTGCGTTTCTGAATAAACTCAGCATCATGTTTATCCTCTCTGGCTGATACCGTATTATCATCATATGGATAAATAGAATTTTTTAATTTTGCTATGTTAAAAGATGATATAACATTGGTGTCATCATAACATCTTAGTTTGACATTTTTAATAATTTCATTTTCCAAGTCATGTAATTTCACTTCAAATTGTTCAGGAACTTCAACAATATAATCATTGCATCGTATTTCAAAACGATGATTGTCAGCATTTGTAATAATAGGTATCACACGCTGTGCTTCTATTTTAGCGACTTCTCCATATGAAGAAATGATGGCGCGTGAACTAAAGTACAGACTACATGCAATATTGGTAGGTAGCCTTCTTCCAAGAGTGTCATACACGTCTTTAATGAGTTTCTTAAACTTGATAACTTGTTCATGAGGCGACTGCCCAACAGAGTCATACTGCATGACTAAGTGAAAGTTGCCTCGACCATTCTTGCTATATTGGACAAGAATCTCTACACCATCAATAACTCGTTCAAAAAATGGATACGCATCAGGGTCACTGTCAATATCACACGCATATGACATATCATGATAATTATTCGCATGATAATTACTTAAAAGCAATTCTCTAAGCTCTATATGAATTTCATCATAATTCAGAATATTAACAGGGCAGGACATATAGCTTGTTTTGGCACTGACTGAATATTTAGATAAGTCTAGTGGAAAAGTTCTAATCAGAGACATTTTATTATTCCTTGTGATGGAGCCAGCGAGAGGATTCGAACCTCCGACGTGTATATAGCAACTTACAAGGTTGCCGCTTTCGACCACTCAGCCACACTGGCAATCCATTCAAGAATTATATTTATCCCTATGACTGATAAAAGTCAAACAGATTTCTGGATAATAATCAAATTGCCATCTTCATCACGCGTATATGAATAATCAATACGGTTCTCATTTGCTAATGAATTGAGACGATTATGTAGTGTGCTCTTCTTAATTGGAAAATCACCAACCCCTTTAATACGGATCATTACACCTTTCTTTTTGTCAGTATCACGAATAGCACCCAAAAGATTACCAATTGTATTATTCATTATTCATATTCCTGTTTCGATTTATAGAAACAAATAAGTATCATAATGTAATAGCAGTGTCAACAAAAATAAGCCCCATGCTATTAACATAGGGCTTATTGAAATCTAATTGTTGAAACTATCTATTCATCTTTTTTGGTAGCAGGATTCCATTTGAACACATAGACACAAAGTGCATGAAAGCCAAAGATTATAACAGTTAGCCATAATGTATCCATCATAATGAAAATCACAAGCAATAGTAATATGATACAGATACTTGAAACATTACCACTCACTGGTCCATCTAAGCCAAGCTTATATTGTAAATCCAAAGACTTAGCATAATGATAAATACCGCCATAAAAATTGGCTACACCTGTAAGATAATTCCACGCCATATTCACATAATTCATTTTAGTATCTCCTCTTGTATGAGTATTTAGGGATTTGATAATGCATCTGACACCAGCTCATTAAATCTAATTAAAACACTTTCGTGGACTGTATGAAATGTTTCACCAATATCATTTTTATTCCGAACATTATTAATGAACATATAAATATCACTATACTTTTCCTGAATATCTGACCAAACTATATTTTGAACTTTAGAAAAAACTTCCAAGGTTCCATTGTTGAGTTTGCTGTCATCAGTATCAATATCAAACATCTTATTAAGATGTTCCTGTGCTTCTTGTGCTATCGCAATCTCTACAAGCATTGTATTAATAATGACATCGCCATCAATTATAATTGTTTTTTGCATATCTAATCCTAATTTGAGTGTGCAACCATCCATGGGTTGGACCACGGTGCATCTATTACTTCAATATCCCTATATCCTAATAACATATCGCTATCATCATGAATAATCTCAATCATAGCAGTACAACCAACACATAAGTCATTTTTAATTTCTGTACTAAGTTCAATTTCGTCAATCGATACTCTTGAGCGTCCCAATAATCCTGTGACATCAAATCTATAAATACTTCTTCCAAGTAATCCTTCCGATAAAGATGATAACTTGGCCGATACCTGAGAAACTTTTCGATTTGATTTTAGAAATTTGCCACGAATTAATTTAATAATCATAATAATACCTTAAAATGGCGGAAGAGGGAGGTATCGAACCCCACACGCTTTCACGTGCCAACGGTTTTCAAAACCGTGCTTGCAACCTTGCAATGATCCTCTTCCGTAATTGTATTTATTCACTACTAAAGATTAATACAAACGTCAAATAAGAAATACATGGTTTTACCCATATCATAATTTTATTTTCTCATATCATCCAATATTTCATGACTCAATAAATGTGGTAACACGTTGTACCAGTCTTTATGTATCATCATGTCCTCAATAGCTTTATGACGACTAGGGATGCGGATATACCACTCAACATAGTTACCGTTGCGCCCCCTCAATGATGCTTGCTTACAGACCTCTGTGGCTCTTTTGAAGAACTCATCATAAAAATCTCCATACTTCTTAGCACCTAGAAAATATAATGTGATGAGTCTATCAATATTATTCTTAAAACATATACATAGAAACATTGATACTGCTATCATGCACATGATAAATGAAAATATATTCAACGCATTAATTATATATTGTTCCACTAGTTCACCTTTGATGTAGTGTTACTAACAGTTGCAATAGCTTTAAATTTACCTTCAAGCTTTATAACATGATCAGCATTTATTTTACCACCTTCATAAGTTAATGCTGGGATATCAATAGCATAAACATCATTTGTTCTCTTATCGATAATATAAGCATAACCATCACTATTATCCATCTTGGCATTAAACTGCTCATAATCCAACTGCTTGGTAACTTGTAAGTTATAATATGCAAGCAATAACATCCGTGTGGCATTAGTATCAGCAGAATGAAGGGTAATGCTCTCTGGTGCGGATACGACCACCACATCAGAGTTAATCCAAATGCCCCCATAATTATCAATACTGACATTATCTTCTGGCGACTTACGCGGATACTCTTCAGAATGTACAATAAATCGCACAAGTCTAACATCAATACCTTCTATAGTAGTTGTATCATCAATAACAGAAACCCGACCAGCTAAACGCTCCTTCACAAGCTTTTTAAGCATGTCAATACTTTCACCACCTTCCAAGTCATTTGGGATTTCAGCCTGTATCTCATTTAGTGCTGTTTTGATATCATCAGGAATGAGGTCATTATCTTCCCCAAGAAGATTAATAATAGATTCGTTTTCATTATTCATCATGGGTGAAATATTACGCTCATTCTTAAGGCGCTCCATAACAGATTTAACCGAAGCTTGAATAGTATCATCAAAAACATTTGGTTCAACTTCATCAGTTTTAGTTTTAGACTCTGCTTTAGGCTCTACTGGATTATCAGTGGCTTTGTTAGTCTTAATGTTATTATCAACCTTACGAATCAAGTCACGTGCAATATCCAATGCATCCAAAAATGACTGGAAGCCATCTTCTGAACGTGGCTTTGGTGGTTTCTTAGTATTCTTACCAAGATAAGTTAATGCCTCATCAAGTCTTGAGGTAAAATCACCGCCAATCAGATTACTGATGTTTGATATGATTTTATCAAATTTGTCAGACTTAACATCATGTGCGTTGTCATCAGGACTAACCATAGATGTAATATACTTAGAAATAGTCTCATTTAAATCTGTTGTTCCAAATTTATCAAATGTTGCCTTAGACTTAATCATCATCGAGAGTATTGATGCTGTGACAACTAACTTGGATGCATCCTCTTGTTCATCTTTGGAACGTGTCTTATCATTAACAATACCTTGAACACGCTGTAAAGCATTCAAAAGCGTTTCCATATTTACAACAAGCTCAAGTTCAGACTGGACTTTTAGTAAAGCGTTTCTAAAATTGTCCACAATATCTGATGATGCTTGTAATAATGTTTTCTCATTCATACCCTGTTCAGATAGTAATTTAACAGAGTGTGAAATAGCTGTTTTTGTTAATGATGTAAGAAGAGTTTCGATATTTTTAGTCAAGGCAATTTCTCCATATGTTTAATGAATACCATACTCTTAATATTTGTAGGTTGTCAATAAGCTATATTGACCCTTTGTATAATTGTGATATGTCATGTTTTCAGGCAATCTAAGACGGAGGTCATTTCGAGACTAAGTAAAGATATACCAAGGAGAACCGATATGAGTAATATGATCTCACGACAGGATTTAGATGCTGTTGCAAAAGTGTATCCATTGGAATCTTATAGAACATTAGTTTTGAATGCCGATTACACACCGTTCACAGTTTTACCACTTAGTGCTACAAACTGGATGGCTGCTATTACCAACATGTGGTTAGGCAAGTATGATGCTGAGCGTGTGTATGAAGGCGTAAAGATTCGTTCACAAAAGCTATCATTGGAACTACCATCAGTTGTTGTGAATAAGACATATCGTAACCCTGACCGCAGAATTGCATTCTCAACATCAAACGTGTACCTACGTGATGATTACACATGTCAGTATTGTGGAAAGAAGTTTACAGGAACTGAATTAACATTCGACCATATCAAACCACGGTGCTTAGGTGGTAAGACAACATGGAAGAATATTGTTTCATCATGTCGTAAGTGTAACTCAAAAAAGGGTCATAAAACCTTTGAAGGCGGTTACACTACAGCTCTTGGAAAACGTGGACCACTACACGAAGCACGTAAGCCATCATATTTTGAATTGTCCGCACGAGTTAAGTCTGGTAAAATCATCATTCCAGAAGGCTCAGGATGGGAATACTATTTGAATTGGGATGGTCCTATGTATGTTAGAAACCGCGATGGTGAAACATATCAGATTTCTGGTCCAGATTCTGAACCAATCGGCAAAGAGCTTCTAGGATTTTGAATAACAGCTAAGTCATCAGTATAACATACTGATGACTTTTTGCTTCTATGCATCTTCAATCATTTTATAAACTGATGATAATGGTATTGCCTTAGCGCCTTCTAATACAGGGACAGGAGACCCATCAGACTGTTTAGGTATACCCACAAGACAGCTATCACCGACTTTGCCACCATAGGCTGTCATTATTTTGAAGCCGCCCCTATGATGTTCAGGTGGTATCATAACCTCATCAATTCCCTCTACAGTGAGATATCGCATCATCTTACGTTTATCTACTGTTGGTAATTTATCGATTTTAGCATAAAGAAAGGATTACCATGAGCACATGAACCTACTTTTCGCCAAGTTGTATCAGGTGCTTCACCATTCTCAAACTGTATACCAACTATAGTGCCTACTGGCTTAAGAATATCAACAGGTATATTATCGAATATACTATCTGATGAAGGCTTTTCCACATCATCATAATGTGAAATAGGTGTGCAGTGATAATAATTCAGCCTCACAGGCGATTTCTGTCATACATTATTTATTATATCATTATAATGAGGAGTTAATAATGAAAACAGAAGAAGAAATGAGCAAGGCACTTGATGAGCTTGGTTTGGAAAATATGAGTGAACTTAAGAGTCTTCAAGACCAAATTGCCAATCAATTACCAGAAAGTGATAGAAATAAAATTATTGCTGCTGTTAAAAAGCGTAATCGTAAAAACGCTAAACGTTTGGAATTGGAACAGAGGTGATTGGAGCGGGTGGTCAGAATCGAACTGACGACAATCTGCTTGGAAGGCAGAAGCTCTACCACTGAGCTACACCCGCATAAATCTATTTAGTACATTATGAAAGAAAGTCAAATGAAACCCGAAATTAATTTTGTAGATAAGACTGGTATGTATAGCAACTTTGATGTATCTGATGGGCATATGGCTATATCTGCTGACAAAAAAAGAATTTATTCACCATCGAATGGTAAAATATCCATCATAGAGGTAAACGCAGAAGTAATTAATCAACTTAGTAAAGACAACATCGACCTTGGTGTCATTCCTGTCTATACACCCTTAGAAGCCTATATAGAACTATCTGGTGATGCCGATCATTTTCTAATTGATGATGAAGGAGAATACATCGAAGATGAATGGGATTGTATAAACTTTAATATTAGAAAGTCTAATGATGTCGGAATTACCAATAAACCGAAATGGTTAGCATATAATCAACTTGGTGAAATCATTCATTTAGAAATCTCTGGTGATAATGCGACACTTTTATTTGAGGACACTGGTGGCTCTGAAACCATCACAATAAGAGTATTTGTTAACGAGGTTGATATTGATGGTCGAACATTTACTGATGATATGGAAATTACATTTAAGACAGTAGGCGTCCTAGAAGAACCAGAAGAGGGTGAGGATATTACAGAAGACAATACTATTGATGCAGTTATTAAAATTATTGATAACGGTGACCTTCATATTCAGGAGACGCGGCTTTATACTTTATCATCAGGTATGTCAAATGGTAGAATTGAACACATTGAACTGGATGATGTAGTATATATAAGTAATGACTTTGATACAAACATGCAAATGTGTGTTACTAAGTCAGGAATGGTACACGAAATACCGCTTGCACGTATAATTAGCATTGTAAGCAAATTAGACATTGGAGATTAATTATGAAATATGTTGTACATATTGAGGTCACACAAAAAGCTGTTGTACATATTGAGGCAGGAACGGTTGAAGAAGCTATCGGTCTTGTTAATGATGGCACATATGACTTTACAACAATTGAGTATGATGAAGAAGAAGATAATTCTGTCACTGTCATTGAGGATGCTACCTATGATGATAATGAAGAAGATGAAGATGAACTTCTAATGGATGAAGATGACGGAGAAGGATACTTCTAAATCATCTTATTTTCCAATCGCTGATGAAATGGTGGTTAAATCATCACTTCATTGGCGATTGGAAATTGTGTAGCTCTTATTGCGCACACATCTTGAGCCGTTATTTCAGGTTGTATGATAAGGAACATCGCGGGACTATAATAATAATAATGAAATGCCTCACCATGCATACTTAAACCATCATATGACGTGAACACATATGCTTCTGTATAATAATTTATAAACTTTTTATGTAAATGCATCAAATCAATTGGGTTCATATCATTATCACCTTATCAATATGGGATAAGGTGATATTGTAATAATATCTAATTATCAAGGATTTCTTTATACTTTTTTGCACTTACGAATTGACCATCAATATAAATGCGGGCAGGAAACTGACAGAAAAATGTACCCTTGGAACTTATTTTGTAAACGGTTTGCTGACTAATTGAAATCTTATGGCCATCACGTGTTCCATGAATTACACAATCAGTACCATTTACCCATTCGATAACAACATCAGTAAGTTCACCAAGCTTAGAAGTAAACTTACTGATAAAGCCACGATATGTTGTATCTGCTAACTCTTTGGCTTCTTTCTCAAGAAAGTCCATCTCGATATACAAATCATCATTCGTCTTGTTCATACGAGCATAACGATAGCCTAATGCATAAATTTTGTATAATCTCTGATTTGATGGGCGATTAAGTTTAATACCATCTTCATTAAAAATGGCCATACGCTTATTAATGTATGCTTCAGCGTTATTGATGAACCGCTGACGGAAATTCTCATAAAGTTTTTCAATCATTGGGCGAAATGCGGTTTCAATGTTTGTCATAATAATGTCTCCATAAGTCAATATAGATACACTATCAGATTATAATAGTAATGTCAAGTGGAAAGTGGAGCGGGTGATCAGGATCGAACTGACGACATTCACGTTGGCAACGTGATGCTCTACCACTGAGCTACACCCGCATGAATATATTTAGTCATTTAAAATTATTTTCGATTATAGTCTTGCGTATTGGTTATTTTATGATAAATATAATTTCAATTGGTTGATGCGGAGTGGACAAGTGGTTAAGTCGCTGGCCTCATAAGCCTGAGATCGTGTGGTTCAAATCCCACCTCCGTTCCCAATTGAAAGAACTATGATGTTCAGTCCCATAACAGACATTATTGATAATCATATTTATTATAGTATTTTAACACGCTCCATTACAGATGACACAGTATACTACGAAGTAAGCATTATGACTTATTATAAGACACACGATGCCATTTTTTCTAATAATAACATAGGAATGATAATACAAAATTATACCACATATACACCAACACGTCAGTTTAATATTAACGATGATGTAATTATGCCACTATATAAAGAGATGATGTTACTGGCTTTTAGAGATAGTTATAATAGTTTCTCCGATGATAATCAAAAGTTCATTGGACTATTAGAAACAATGAGGCAAAAATAATGAACAGCCCCATCATAGACATTATTAATTTTAAGGTTCATAAAAATTTCAAGTCCCACATTTCTTGTTCACTTAGCCAAGAGGTTAAGTTAATAGATCACTTGCTTCATAGTAAAATACCATATAGTGTTCCTGCATCATTAGAATTTAGGAGATTATCTGCAATGTGTTTTAATTTCAATATTTTATATGTCCATTATTTAAATGTTGATGATTATGACCCACTTCATCCATTTATTACTAAAATAGCATATAGATTACTGAATACCGAAGAAGTGATATCCAAGCATAGTAAATTATATCAAGAATTACACAAGGCCCATCAATCATGAAATCACCATTAATGAGCATTCATATTAATTTCGGACATTATATACATAAGAAAGCATTTGATCTCTGGTTATAAGTATCTTATTGAAAGGTATGGGAAAAACAGAGAAATCAAAGCGTCCTGATGACTTCGCTAATGCGTTGAATAATCTACTGAAACAGCCTCCCAAATATCATAAAGAGATTAGCCCTAGAACAAAGCCATCTGGTGAGAAG